ATGAGCATACAGGCTGGCTTTGCCCTTCGCGGGCGCAATCCCGATGTGCTGACGTGCATCGCGAACCTGTCGAATGACGAGGTCTTCACGCCGCCAGAATTTGCGAACCGGATGCTTGACACTCTCGCGGAGGCCTGGGCAGCAGGACACGATGGGGCGAACATCTGGGCCCACCGGAATGTGAAGTTCCTGGACCCCTTCACCAAGTCTGGCGTATTCCTTCGCGAAATCACCGTCCGCCTCACAGCGGGGCTGTCCGAAGAGATCCCGGACCTTCAGGAGCGCGTTGATCACATCCTGTCGCAGCAGGTGTTCGGCATCGGCATTACCCAACTGACCGCCATGCTTGCGCGACGCAGCGTCTATTGCTCGAAGCATGCCAACGGCGCGCATGCCGTGACTAGGCGCTTCAACAGTGACGCGGGCAATATCTGGTTCAAGCGCACAGAACACGCTTGGGCGGACGGCAAGTGCAAATTCTGCGGGGCCAGTCAGGCGTCACTCGACCGTGGCGAGGGGCTCGAGACTCACGCCTATGCATTCATTCATACTGACGACATCAAGACTCGGGTTGCCGAGCTATTTGGAGGCGACATGCACTTCGACGTGATCATCGGAAATCCACCGTATCAGCTGGACGACGGTGGGCACGGAACCAGCGCCGCCCCGATTTACCAGAAGTTCGTCGAGCAGGCGAAGAACCTCGAACCACGCTACCTGACCATGGTCATCCCATCCCGCTGGTTTTCTGGAGGAAAAGGTCTCGACGACTTTCGCGAGGCGATGCTCACGGACGACCGCCTGCGCTCGATTGACGATTACCTCAGCGCTGCGGACGTGTTCCCTGGCGTAGGTCTGAAGGGGGGGGTCTGTTATTTCCTATGGGACAAAGAAAATCGCGGTCCCTGCCGAGTCGCCACGCATTTCAAGGACTGGCCGGTTTCGGAAGCGACGAGGCCGCTTCTTGAAGAGGGTGCTGACATCTTCATTCGCTATAATGAAGGTGTGTCTATCCTCCGCAAAGTTCTTTCGCGCGAAACCGGGCAAGAAAATGTCTTATCGCTGCCTGAAGCACAGCGCTTTGGACGGCTCGTTAGTTCTCGAAAGCCATTTGGGCTCGAAACAAAGTTTAAAGGCAATGGGAAGAAGCGATCTGCCGATGACTTAATGGTCCACCAGAACGGCGGCATCGGCTACACGCCGCGACGCGCAATTACGACAGGTCTTGGTCTAATTGACGCGTGGAAGCTCTTCGTGGGCTATGCGGCACCCGGAACCGGAAATAGAGACACCTATCCGCACCGGATCATCAGCACGCCATTTATAGGGAAACCAGGATCGATCTCTTCCGAAACCTACCTTTGCATTGGTCCGTTTAACAGTAAGGAACAATCTGAGAGCGCACTTTCCTACCTTTCATGCCGCCTGACGCGCTTTCTCATCCTGCTACACAAGTCCTCTCAGCATGTGACCCGTCACGTCTATTCTTTTGTGCCCGTCCAAGATTGGACCCGGACGTGGACCGACAAAGCGCTGTATGACCGCTACGGACTTTCCGAAGACGAGATTGCCTTCGTGGAAAAGATCGTTCGTCCGATGGAGATCGCAAGCGATCTCTTGGGCGATGTGTCGGTAGACGACGGCAACGATGCATAAGCCGACCATCGACGAAATTCTCGCGCCGAAGCCCGAAGCCCGCCCCCGCATCTACGCCTATTCCATCGCGGACGACGCGCACGCAGGCCTTCTCAAGATCGGGCAGACGACGCGCGACGTGAAGCGGCGCGTGGCCGAGCAGCTGAAGACAGCCGCCATCAAGAACTACCGCATCGAACTGGACGAGCCCGCCGAGCGGGACGACAACACTGTCTTCACCGACCATGAGGTGCGCGCGGCCCTCGCCAAGAAGGGTTTCGCCAACAGCGAACTGGAGTGGATGCAGTGCAGGCTGAGCGACGTGCAGACTGTCCTGAACGAGCTGCGGACAGGCAAGAAATTCAGCGGCAACCATCACCTGACGTTCCCGATGCGCCGGGAGCAGGCCGAGGCGGTGGACGTGACGCACGGCTATTTCATGTCCCGCTGGGCGGAGGACATGCATGCGGTGCCGCGGTTCCTCTGGAACGCCAAGATGCGCTTCGGCAAGACTTTCACGACCTACCAGCTGGCGAAGAAACTCGGCGCCAAGCGGGTTCTGGTGGTGACCTTTAAGCCAGCGGTCGAGGATGCGTGGCAGACTGATCTGGAGAGCCACGTCGATTTTGACGGCTGGCAGTATCTGTCGAAAAACTCCGGCGGCGACCCGACCCAGATCGACCGCTCCAAGCCCGTCGTCTACTTCGGCTCGTTCCAGGACTTGCTGGGCCGCGACGCCGCAGGGAACATCAAGGCGAAGAACGAGTGGCTGCACCAGGTGAACTGGGACCTCGTCGTGTTCGACGAGTACCATTTCGGGGCTTGGCGGGAGACCGCGAAAGAACTGTTCGAGGGCGAGGAAGAGGCGGTCGCCAAGAAGGAGGCCAAGCTGGAATATGACCCCAGCCTAGATAGCGTGAACGAGGACCTCAACGTCCTGTCCAACGACGAGACCGAGTTCCTGCCGATCACGACACGGGCCTACGTCTATCTGTCCGGAACGCCGTTCAAGGCGCTCGCGACCGGCGAGTTCATCGAGGAACAGATCTTCAACTGGACCTACACTGACGAGCAACGCGCAAAGGCGGAATTCGCCGCCAAGCATCCTGACAAGTGGAATCCCTACGGCGCACTGCCACAGATGCGGCTCCTGACGTATCAGATGCCCGATGAGCTCCTGGCAATCGCGAGCGCCGGGGAGTTTGACGAATTTGATCTCAACGAGTTCTTCTCCGCGACCGGCATCGGGCCGGGGGCCCCGTTCAAGCACAAGAGCGACGTGCAGAAATGGCTCGACATCATTCGGGGCCAGTATGGGCCACGGGCTGTCGAGAGCCTCAAGACAGGCACGCGGCCGCCGTTCCCGTACTCGGATGTGCGCTTGCTGCCATACCTACAGCACTCGTTCTGGTTTCTGCCCAACGTGGCGGCATGCCACGCGATGGCCAACCTGCTGGCCGAGAAGCACAACACCTTCTGGCACGACTACGACGTTGTTGTCTCTGCCGGTGCGTCGGCGGGGATCGGTTTGGATGCGCTGCCGCCAGTACGCAAAGCGATCGGGAGCGGCTTCGACACAAAGACGATCACGCTATCCTGCGGCAAGCTGACGACCGGCGTGACCGTGCCGCAGTGGTCGTCGATCATTATGCTCCGCAACCTGAAATCGCCCGAGACCTACTTTCAGGCGGCGTTTCGCGTTCAGTCTCCGTGGTCCATCAAGAACCCGAATGGCGACAATCCCAACGAGGAGGAGATTCTAAAGCCGATCTGCTTCGTGTTCGACTTCGCGCCGACGAGGGCGCTTCGTCAGCTGTCCGAGTACGGAATCGGCCTGGCCCCGAATGAGCCCAACCCCGAGAACGCCGTTAAGGACCTCGTGTCGTTTCTGCCGGTCCTCGCCTATGACGGCGCGAACATGACGCAGATCGATGCGGGTGGCATCCTCGACATCGCGATGGCTGGAACCTCGGCGACGCTGCTCGCGCGCAAATGGGAAAGCGCGATGCTGGTGAATGTGGACAACGAAACCCTGCGTCGTGTCCTCGACAATCCGGAGGCGATGGCGGCAGTGGAACGCATTGAGGGGTGGCGCTCGCTGGGTGACAACATCATCGAGACGATCATCAACAAGAGCGAGAAGGTCAAGGAACTCAAAAACAAGGCCAAGAATGGCGGCCTCACTGAAAAGGAAAAGAAGGAACTCACCGCCGAGGAAAAGGAATACAAGTCCAAGCGGAAGCTTGTGCAGGAGAAACTGATTAAGTTCGCGACGCGAATTCCGGCGTTCATGTACTTGACCGATTTCCGCGAAAACACACTGCAAGACGTGATAACCAAGCTCGAGCCAGACCTTTTTCTAACTGTTACGGGACTGACGGTGAAGGATTTCCACCTGCTCGTGCGCCTCAAAGTGTTCAATACCGAGCAGATGAACCAGGCAGTCTTCGCTTTCCGACGCTACGAGGACGCCTCATTGCGGTACACGGGCATCGAAAGCCACAAAGGACTGACACACTATGGGTTGTATGACACTGTGGTCGCGAGGGAATGACTACGATCAACTACTGAAACGGACAAGAAGCCGAGCTATCACGCAAGGCCCCTCCGAATGAAAACGCTAGACGCTTGGAAGTCCCAAGCGGTCGAAGAACGCTCGATTGCGCTCGGTAGCCGACGCCACCAGCCCGTCGAATGAGATCACTTGAATATAGGCATTGTAGAAGGCGCTCGGGTGGTAGCCGAAGTAGCCCATACCGTCGGCCGTGATCTTAAGATGGTGGAGTTCACAGCAACCCCTGAGACGATCGGTCAGGTCCGCAACCACGTAGACGAATCCCGGAATCTTGTCGGCATTCGGAATCGGTCTGCCGTTCTTCGCCTTCGCGCCCTCCCGTAGCCGCCTCAGGTAGTCCAACGCCTGCAGGATCGGATCGTGCTCTTCGGACTGTCCCGCCTTAAAGCCGCTGCGCATCGGCCGCTTGATCTCCACGACCGTGAGCGATGCGGCTGGTCCGGTCGCCTTGTCCGATACGAGAAGCGGGTTGTCGAACGTGCGCAGGGAGGCAATGTCTGGCTCCTTGCCGCAAGCGCTCTCGGTTATCGGCATGGTCGCAATCGGCTTGTCTGATGCGAGGAAGTCGTGAAACGCGAGCCGTTCATCCAGAAGCCACAGGCTCTGGCGGCGAAACGCAAGGTCATCCGACGTGACGCGCATCGGCACAATCAGTTCATGGATCACGTCCTCGCGGACGTATCGACCCGACGCGTCCCGTTCGATCGCCTTCGCCAAGAGATCAATGATCACGCGCCTGTGCGTGACATAGTTTGCCAGGTCGGACTGCTTCAGGTCCGATACCTTCTGCAAGTAGTCATCTAGGCGCTTCTCGTATGCCTCTTCAGTCTCATCGTCGCCGGGCGACAGCACCTTGTGCCCTTCACTTAGAAGGTTCTGCTCCACTCGGAACAGGTGCTTGTGCAGCAAGGCGTCCAGGTTGGCGTCCGAGATGTTAGCGTCAACGACCAGTTCGTCTGAGGGGATATGCGCGAGGATGGGGCGGTATCGGGGCGCCTTCTTCGCGACGAACGTCGCCACCCGCTCTTTGCCGGCCGCAATGTTCTGCTCAAGCGCATCTGAAAGAAACTCTTTCACGCGTGGTAGCACCGCTTCTCGGATGTCGCGGAACGAGATGTCGGTAGCGGCGAACATGCCGTCCACCTCGTCCTCGATGTTGAAGCCGATGCGCTGCTCCACAACGCGTTCGTTCAGGAATGGACTGGTGAGGTACGCGGCATAGGTGAACTGTCCTCGATCGTCCGTCACGGCTCCGGACAGCCCGGGAATTTTCCCTTGGATAGCCTCTTCTTTCACGAGTCTCCCGGCTGCGCAGTAGTTTAACCCGTGAGTTTTGTTGACGGCAGCGCGGAACTTGACGTGCATAATCTCGAATGGCTCACCTTTGATCTCGACCTGTTCGGCGTGGGCGGCGGAGTGCATGTGTTCGTCGTAGAGGTCGTCCAGAACGAGGCGATCCGGCCCGTCCTCGACGACGACCTCTGGGACGCCTTCTTCTCGGACAAAGTACCAGAGGCAATGTTCAAGCAATCCAATGGCGATCACCCGAGCTGTCTTCGGCGCCTGCTCGGCGAAGCGTGGCTCGAAGCCTTCGAGACAAAGCACGGTTCGCTTTGGGCCGGAGGCAGCCTCCACGCTCCCTTCCGGCTTTACATCGTGCGCGACATCGAAGCGGAACCGTCGGCATTTAAGCTCGCTGTCCTCGGCGAACACCGAGTCGACCCGCACTTGCTTGAATGCCTTCAGCCACATCAAGCGCCCGATGCCGCGGCAGCCGCGCTGAGCTTTCCACAGACTGTCGAGGGTTCGAAAGGACTTCCAGTTGTCTTCGGTGAAGCCGATGCCATCGTCCGTGACCTCGAACCCCGTGATCCTCTCTCGCGCGCCGCCTTTCCCCTCGAGTTGGAGCGAGGTCTGCAGGGATCGGATCACTCTCACCGTGATCTTGTGTGATCGGATCGGCTGCGCACCTGCGGCAGCATCGTCCTCGATCGCCTGGATCGAGTTTACGACGGCCTCATACAGGGGGATCATACCCTTCGAGGCAGCGAGGTAAGTGTTCCGAAGGCGGCCTTGCAGAAGGCTTTCCATAAACTCAACCGGCAAATCACTGTCATCGCGGCTGCGTTTCTCCAGAGAGGCAACCGCACCTTCGCAATCTTCCACGGACGACCTCCTTAAGGAAGTGTTTTCATGGCGTAAGCGGCGGGCTGCGAAAGCATTTCGTCGCGAACCTCGCGATGAAGTTGGCGTTCAGCCAAAGTGCAGCGCCTGCTTTCCCCACTCCACCGGAAACGAAACCAGCACGCGCGCGAGCGTCACCTCCGGTCCCGGCCTGCCGTCCAGGATCGCCTCGACGGTTTCGGGGGCGAGCAGTGTCAGGCGCAGGATGCGGTTCATATATGAGGGCGCGATCCCCTCGCGCTCTGCCAGTTCGACGATGGTCGTGAACTCGCCCGAATCCAGCATCCGCTTCCAGCGGAAGGCGCGCGCCAGCGCCTTGACCAGCGTGTTGTCGGTCCGGCGTGGCTGCGTAGTGCCTACGGGCAGTTGCATCTCCTTCCGCCCGCCGCGCTTCACGAGGCGGAACGGGACGTGGAGCGTCACGGTCTCGGGAACCGGCGTGCCGCGGGTCATGCGGTCGCTGCCATGTCTCCGGCCAGCATCTCGCGCGCGAGGCCGCCGAGCCCATCCATACGGAGCCGGACGTTGAGCCCATCCGTGCCGATGTCCACCCGCTCGACCAGCAGCGCCACGATGCGGGCCTGCTCGGCGGGGAACAGTTCGTCCCACAGCGGGTCGAGCTGCTGCAGGGCCGCACGCGCGTCGGCCTCGGTGATGTCGTCAGCATGGACGCGCGCCGCCCTCCAAGTCCCCGCCACAATCTCGGGCTGGCGGAACACGGCGCGGAACTGGTCGATGACGGCGGCCTCGATCTCGCCTGCGGGCACGCGGCCGACCGGGCACGACCCGGCTCCATGCTTCAGCACGGTTTGGCTGACATAGTACCGGTACAGCCTGTCGCCCTTGCGGGTGTGCGTCGGCGAGAATGCCGCGCCGTCGGGTCCGAACAGCAGCCCCTTCAACAGCGCGGGCGTCTCGGCGCGGGTCCGTGCGGCGCGCTTGCGTGGGCTTTCCTGCAAGATGGCGTGGACGCGGTCCCAAGTCTCGCGATCGATGATGGCGTCGTGCTCGCCGGGATAGCTGTCGCCCTTGTGGACCGCCTCGCCGATGTAGGCGCGGTTGCTCAGCATCCGATAGATGTATTTCTTGTCTATCCGGTTGCCGCGCGGCGTCCGGATGCCGCGTGCGCCGACCTCTCGCGCCAGTTCCGTGCAGGACCCGATCTCGAGGAAGCGGGCGAAGATCCAGCGGACCTGTTCGGCCGCCTCCTCGTCGGTGATCAGCTTCCGGGCTTCCACCCGATAACCATGGGGCGGCACGCCCCCCATCCACTTGCCCTTCTTTCGGCTCGCGGCGACCTTGTCGCGGATGCGCTCGGCCGTCACCTCGCGCTCAAACTGGGCGAACGAGAGCAGGATGTTCAGCGTCAGCCGCCCCATCGACGTGGTCGTGTTGAACGACTGCGTGACCGAGACGAACGTCACGCCGTTCCTGTCGAACACCTCGACCAGCTTGGCGAAGTCGGCCAGCGACCGCGACAGTCGGTCGATCTTGTAGACCACCACCACGTCGACCAAACCGTCCTCGATGTCCTCCAGCAGCCGCTTCAATCCAGGGCGTTCCAGCGTGCCGCCAGAGATGCCGCCGTCGTCATACTGATCGCGGACAAGAACCCAGCCCTCGGACCGCTGGCTGGCGATATAGGCTTCGCAGGCCTCGCGCTGGGCGTGGAGCGAGTTGAAGTCCTGCTCCAGCCCTTCCTCGGAGGATTTCCGGGTGTAGACCGCACAGCGCAGCTTGCGGACGACCTTCGATTTTTCGGGCGGCTTCGTCATGTCCGCCCCCTGTGGTTCTTCAGCCCGAAGAAGGTCCACCCGTTCCAACGCGTGCCGGTGATGGCGCGGGCGATAGCGGACAGCGACTTGTAGGGCCGCCCCTGCCATTCGAATCCGTCGGCGGTGACGGTGACGATCTGCTCGACGCCCTGCCATTCGCGCAGCAGCCGCGTGCCGGTGATCGGGCGGTCGCGATCGGCGCGGATGCCCCGCTTCTTTCGGTCGCCGCCGTCCAGTTCCTCGCCCAGCCGTTCAAGCCGCCGGATCGTCTCCGGCTTCAGCCCGCCATAGGCCAGTTCCTGGATGCGGTAGGCCAGGCGGGACTCGAGGTAGCGCCGGTTGAACGGCGGCGGCTCGCTGTCGAACAGGTCGCGCCACTGTTGCTTCAGGTCGGGCGTCGGCGTGGTCTTGAGCGCGGCCAAGCGCGCGGGGATGGGATCGGGCTTGTTCATGCATTTCTCCGGTGCGTTGGGGTTGCATGACGGCATTGGTCGGGCGGATAGTGTAGGCAACTTTCTCCAGCTTTGTCAGATACTTCGACCGTCTCCCGCAACCGCAACCGAACGAGGCCGAGCGCCAGCAGGCCGCAAAGCTCCGCGCGGCGTTCAGTGGCGGTCATCCGGTCAGGCAGCAGGGGATTTGAGCCCATCCGTGGGTATTTCAGAGCGTTTCGCATGAGAGAAACGCTAGCCACGCGACGCGCCGAAACAATCGAGATCAATGCGTTATGGGAGTTCTGCGCAAGCCCTCGCAGCTGGTGGGAGACGGCGACTTCCGGCGAGTTCCCCGGTAGCCCGCTAACGATCCCCGCCGGTGCCGGACTGGCGGTCATCCGACGCCAGCCATTCATCGAGCTTTGACCAGCGCCGCCGCCCCGACACGTTTTTCACGGCGATCGCCACCGCCTTCTTCTGGCCGACCAGCACCACGAGCTTCTTGCCGCGCGTGACGCCGGTATAGATCAGGTTGCGCTGCAGCATGGCGTAGTGCTGCGTCATGACCGGGATGACCACGGCCGGGTATTCCGATCCCTGGCTCTTGTGGATGGTGGCCGCATAGGCTGGCACCAGCGTGTCGAGCTCGCCAAAGGCGAAGGTCACTGCGCGACCGTCGAAATCCACGGAGAGTTCGCCCTCGTCGAGGTCGACATCGTCGATCATGCCGATGTCCCCGTTGTAGACGTCCTTGTCGTAGTCGTTCTCGATCTGCATGACCTTGTCGCCCGGCGCGAAGGTCCAGCCAAATCGCTCGACACGCTTGTCGCCCGCCGGGTTCAGGGCCGCCTGCAACTCGATGTTGAGGGAACGGGCGCCCACGCCACCACGGTTCATGGGGCACAGGACCTGGATATCCCTGATCGGATCGAAGCCGAAGCGGCGCGGGATGCGTCTGGCGACGAGCTCGACGATCCGGGCGACGGCCTCTTCCGGATCCGCCGCCGGGACGAAATAGAAATCCGCCGCATCACCTGGGGGTGACAGATCCGGCATGTGCCCGGCATTGATGGCATGCGCCGTCGTGATGATCTTGCTCTGGGCCGCCTGGCGGAACACCTCGGTCAGCCGCACCACCGGCACCGCGCCCGAGGCGATGATATCCGCCAGGACCTGGCCGGGGCCGACGGAGGGCAGCTGGTCGATGTCGCCCACGATCAGAAGCGCGGCATTGCTCGGCACAGCCTTCAGGAGCGATTGCATCAGCATCACATCCACCATCGAGCTTTCGTCGATCACCAGCAGATCGCAGTCGAGCGGGTTGTCCTGGTCCCGCTTGAAGCCGAACGCCTTCGGGTCAAACTCGAGCAGCCGATGGATGGTCTTGGCCTCCATGCCGGTGGCTTCCGTCATGCGCCTGGCCGCTCGGCCTGTGGGCGCGCAGAGCAGGAGCCTGACGCCTTTCGCCGCCAGGATGCGCAGGATGGAATTCACGATGGTTGTCTTGCCGACGCCGGGACCGCCGGTGATCACCATGGCCTTGGACCGCAGCGCCAGCCGGATCGCCTCGGCCTGGCTGGCTGCGAGTGTGAGACCGGTCTTCTGTTCGATCCACGGAAGCGCCTTATCGGTATCGATCTTTGTCCACGACAACCGGCCGGTGCCGATCCGCTTCAGCTGCTCGGCAATCCCACGTTCGGCGAGGTAGAGCCCCGTCAGGAAGATGCAGTCCGCTTCCCCGACCCTGTCGGCCGTGACCGTCTCTTCGGCGAGTTCCTCGAGCAGGGCGCTCTCGATCAGCGGCGCGGGGACTTCGAGAAGCTTCTCTGCCAGGCCGATCAGCTCTGCGCGGGGCAGGCCGCAATGGCCGTCTCCCATGGCCTCGGTCAGCGCGTAGGAAATCCCGGCGCGCACCCTGATCATCGCGCTCTTCTCGATGCCGAGCTTCTCGGCGATCGTGTCAGCCGTCCGAAACCCGATGCCGCGGATGTCCCTGGCCAGCTGGTAGGGATTCTCGCTCATGACCTGCACGGCATCCGTGCCGTAGGTCTTGAAGATCCGCACGGCGCGCGCGGTGCCCACGCCATGCTGGTGGAGGAATACCATGATCTCCCGGATGGTCTTCTGGTCCGCCCAGCCTGACGTGATCCTCGCGGCACGTACGGGGCCGATGCCCTCGACTTCGCGCAGCCGCTCGGGGGTCGCCTCGATGATGTCGAAGACGTCTGTCCCGAACTGCTTCACCAGTCGCCGCGCGTAGACCGGTCCGATCCCGCGGATCATGCCCGAGCCGAGGTACTTCTCGATCCCCTCGATGGTCGACGGCGCCGATGTCTTCAGGAAATGCGCCTTGAACTGCAGGCCGTGATTGCGGTCGTTCAGCCAGCTCCCGGAGGCGGTGATCCACTCGCCGGCCGAGATCATCGCGGCGTGTCCGACCGTCGTGACGAGGTCCCGATGCCCCCGTGCCTTCACGCGCAGCACGCAGAATCCGTTCTCGCTGCTGTGGTAGGTCACCCGCTCCACGAGCCCGGCGAGGACCTCGGTCGGGTTCTCGGCCTGTGACCTCATTCACCCCCTCCGGCGGCCGATGTCCGCCGTGGGCGCTCAGATTTCCCGGCCATACCAGCGGACCCGTCCGATGATGTTGACCTCTTCGGAGGTGCATTCATAGGGGCTGTAGTGAGGATTGTCGGAGATGATGCGCACGCGGGGCGGGTCGCTGTTCGGGATGTGCTCGAGCCGCTTGGCCACCAGCCCCATGCCGTCGTCCAGTACGAAGATGCCCGGCGGGTTGGGGGCTCGGCGTGTCATGTCTACCAGCACCGTGTCGCCGCTCAGCAACGTGGGCGCCATGCTGTCGCCCTGCACATGCATGATGCGCAACTGGGACGGGGTGGACCTGAGGTTGTGCCGGATCCAGGACCGGCGGAAGTGATACGCCCGGCCTGGCGTATCGCCGTCCTCGGTCACGACCGCACCGCCCCCCATCGAAGGGCGGGGCGTGGCATGCGCGATCGCCACGAAGGCGTCGTCGGGATTCTCGACGAAGGGTGAGGCGCCCTCCACCTCGCCGATGCCGTGGATCAGCCAGTCCCGATCCACCTTCAGCACACGGGCGATCCCGGCGAGACGGTCGAGACCGGGACGCGCCGAGCGTCCGCGCAGGATGTCGTAGACGAAGGAGCGGTTCACCCCGGCCATCTCCGCGACATGAGCGGGAGCGAGGCCCAGCTGCGCGGCGCGCGCCCTGAGGCGGTCGGCGAGCGTATGGTGCTCGGGCATCGTGTCTCACCTGCCTGCGGATAATGTTGGATCAGACAGGATTGATGAGAGCACGTCAAGCGGGTTAGAACACAACCGGAACATGTGGTGCAAGGACCGAAGGGGAGCAGATGCACATCGACAAGCTCTATTTCACGCTTCCCGAGATCCTCGAGCGCTGGTCCATCTCCGATTCCGACCTCATCTACCTTGCGGAGAACGACAGGCTGCGCCTCTCGGTGCGGGTCTACAGGGTCCACATCGAGTTCGGCGCCTTCGAGGAGACCGTGGACGGCGAGCCTGTCCGGATCCCCCGGGAGCAGGCGCGATACAGCGGCCTGCTCGACCTGCACGCCCACGACGTCCACCAGCTTTTCCGTTGCGGCGAGGTCCACCTCAGTCACTTCCGCACGCCGAAGGCCGACCACGCCACGCTCCGGGGCGAGGTCGCGCCGGTCCTGGTGCTCATCGGGGATCTGCTGCTGAGGCGCGAAGAACGCGATCGGTTCGAGATCCAGACCGGTTTCTCTGCCGCTGTCGAGCAGGAGGAAGAGCGCGTCCTGATCGCCTCGGCCGACTATCAGGAGGTTCACTGCAACGGCCACCGCTTCAAGCTCGGACCGATCCAGGCCGAAGTAGTTCGCGCCCTGCATGAGGCCGCGGGTCGCGGCGAGTCCTGGCAGAACGGCAAGGTCATCCTTTCCGGCGCCGGCTCGCGCAGCCTGCGCATGGCGGATGTCTTCAAGTCGCAGGCGAACTGGCGTTCCCTGATCCGTTCGGATGGCCGGGGCGGCTACCGGCTGAACCTCGACTGAGGCCCTCTCCGCGGCTCCGCCGTGGGCGCGCGAGGGGGATGAGTGGGGGATGGTGGGGGATGAGGGCGCCCTGCCCGCGGCTGGAGCCCTGTCCCGCAAGGAGTTCCCGATCCCCCTCCGCATCCCCCGACGATCCTGACGACATCCCACAGCGCGATCCGGCATCTTCTCCTCAACGACGAACACGAGGAGACACCGATGCTGCAGAGGCATTGCCTGAACCAGAAGGAGTTGGCCCGGCGCTGGGGCATTTCCCACCGGACGCTGGAACGCTGGCGCTACGGCGGCCAGGGACCGGCCTTCCTCAAGCTTGGCGGGCGCGTGCTCTACCGGCTCGGCGACGTCGAAGCCTTCGAGCAGAGCCAGCTCCAGCGTGCGCTGAAGATCAGCGACGCCGTCGCGCGCGCTGGCCACACGCCCCGCCGTCTGACCGGGGACCCGGCGCGGGCCGCACGAGTATGCTGATGGTCGCCGCGATCCCTGTCCGCGCCCCTGTGGCGATGCCGAAGCTCACCGAGGTCGAGCTCTACGCCTGGATCGCACAGGCCGAGGCTGGCGCTCGGCTCGAGTATCACCGCGGCTTTCTGGGGATCGACGTCACGGCGGTGATTTCGACCTTGCTGGAGTCTGAGCGCCGCCAGCTCGCCGATCTCGGTCAGGCCGCACGGGGCGCCTTCGAGAAGGGCCTCGTACACCTCGTGCAGGAGCGCGTGGGCCCCGACCGCTTTGCCTACATCGCCGTCGCCCGACCCAGACCCAAGGCCGCCGCTACCTCGCTCTCGGCGCTGCTCCTCGAAGAGCGCGCCGCGTGATGGCTCTGCCAATGCCTTCCAACGGAGACCCCGTCATGCCGCACCCCGACAACGCTCCCCGTTTCGACGATCTCGAACGCTTCGCCCTTGGCGATATCGCGGCCCTGCCGCCCGACATGTTGCTGGACCTGCAGACGACGTCGCACACCGAGACCGCCCGCGTGAAGCGGCTGCGGGACCGACTCGAGGCCGGGATCGCGCAGCGCTACGAGGCGGCCGCCGCGACCGAGCGGGCCGCGCAGGGCAAGACCAGCGGCACCGTGCGGGTCGAGGACGAGGGCGTCGTGATCGTCGCGGACCTGCCGAAGAAGGTGTCGTGGGATCAGGATCGGCTCGCCGTCATGGCCGAGCGCATCCGCGCCGCCGGCGACGATCCGACCGAGTATCTCGAGATCGCCTACCGCGTGCCCGAGCTGCGCTACGGCGCCTGGCCAGCGGCGATGCGCGAGGGCTTCGCGGACGCGCGCAGCGAGACCACCGGCAAACCCGTCTTCCGGCTCGAGGCTCGAGTCCGGTGACGCGCGGCGGCGGGACGCCCGGTCGGCAACGCCGGGCAGGTTCCCCTTCGGCACCCGGTCACCCCCGCCGCCGCGCACCCTGAATTCACACCCCGGAGAACCCCATGGCCTTTCGCATCATCACCGCCGACGAACGGCTCTCGGCCGCCGAGAACAAGACCTCCCTCGCCATCTTCGGCCCGCCCGGCGTCGGCAAGACCACCCTTCTGAAGACGCTGCCCGCGGAGGAGACCGTCTGCCTCGATCTCGAAGCCGGCATGAAATCGGTGCAGGACTGGCGCGGGGCCTCGATCCCGGTGCGCAGCTTCACCGACTTCCGCGATCTGGTCGTGCTGATCGGCGGAGCGGACCCGGCCCAGCACCCGCAGTCCTGGTACGGCACCGAGCGCCATGCCTGGCTGCAGGCGCAGCACCGCGACAGCGGCATCGAGGCGTTCCTCGCGTCGAAGCGCATCGTTTTCGTCGACTCGATCACCGACCTGACGCGCCAGGCCATGGCCTATGCCCGCCAGCAGCCGGAAGCCTTCTCCGACCGGACCGGCAAGCCGGACGTGCGCGGCGCCTACGGATTGCTGGGCCGCGAGGTGATCCAAGCGCTGAAGCACCTCCAACACGCCCGCGGCAAGACGGTGATCTTCGTCGGCGTGCTGGAAAAGGTCACCGACGAGTTCGGCACAGTCACCTGGCAGCCGCAGATGGAGGGCAGCAAGGCGGGCCGGGAACTGCCCGGCATCGTCGATCAGGTGGTCTCGATGCAGCTGTTCGCCCCAGACGCGGAAGGTGACTGGCTTCTCGACGGCACCGGCACCGAACGCCGCCTCGTCTGCCGTTCCGGCAATCCCTGGGGCCTGCCGGCCAAGGACCGCTCCGGTCGCCTCGACATGACCGAGCCGCCCGATCTTGGCGAATTGCTCGCCCGCATCGACGGCCGCGCCCCAACCCAACCCGCATTCGCCTCCTGATCTCACGAAAGGACCTATGACATGAGCTACGATTTGAATGACGCCCAGCCGCAGATGGCCCCGATCGGCGAGCTGATCCCGGACGGCACCTTCGCCAGGGTGCGGCTGACCATCCGCCCGGGTGGGGTGAATGGTGCGACCCCGATGGATGCGTGGTTGCTGAAAGCCTCGCAATCCAGCGACGCGAAGATGCTCGACTGCGAATTCACCGTGGCCGATGGTCCGCACGCCCGGCGCAAGTTCTGGCAGAGCTTCACCGTGGCCGGCGGCAAGGTCGACGAGAAGGGCCAGTCGATCGGCTGGAAGATTTCGAAGTCCACCTTTCGCGCCATGGTCGACAGCGCTCTCGGGCTGGATCCGAGGGACGAAAGCCCTGCCACCAAGGCCAAGCGGGTGCTGCCCGGTCTCAAGCAGCTTGACGGCATCACCTTTGCCGCCCGGATCATGGTGGAGCCCGCCTCCAACCCGCAGTATCGCGACCAGAACCGCATCGCCAATGTCGTTCTGCCCGACGAGCCGCAGCACGGGCCGATCATGCGCGGCGAAACCGTGCCGCCCGATCCCGTCAACGCCCCGCCGCGCAAGGCCGCGAGCACCACGCCGCCGGGCTGGCAGGCGCCGGCACCGGCATGGGGCACGGCGCAGCCGGCACCCGCCGCCCCGGAGTGGGGCGCGCAGACCGCCCCGGCCGCCCAGACGCCAGCCTCGGCCCCAGTGCCCCCCGCGTCGCCGCAGCCAGCACCCGCAGCAGCGGGAATGCCCAACATGCCCGCCTGGCTCAATGGCTGAGGCACGACCCAGAAGGCGGGCGCGGAAGTCCGACAAGGCTTCGCGCCCGCCGAGCGAGGCAGACCGGTGGCAGGCGGAGGTAACGCGCGGGGCCGCGCTGGAGATCGGAAGATGGCTCGAGGCTCGAGGAAGACTGCATCAGCCCATCGCAAGCCTCAGCCTCGTCGACCTCGAAGCCATGGCCACGGCGGCGATCTCGCGCTGGATCGTGCTCCAGACCGAAAAGCTCCAGAGGGCGGGTTGGCCGCCCGAGGACCCGATCGCGACCTTCTTGCTCGGGTAGCGCTCTGCGCCGTCTGCGCCCGCGAGGCGCGCGGCTTCGGCTACTGCCACGGCCTCCGTTGGGATCGCCACCCCCATCACCGCTTCTGCTCGCGCCGCTGTCAGGACGCGGGCAGCGCAATTGCCCAGAGGAACAACGGCATGATCGACAAGACCGCCCGCGAGGCACAGGCGATCCGAGATGCGCGGAGACTGTTCGCCGAAACGCTCAATGATCTCGGGCTCATGGCGCCTTTCTTCGACCGCAGCGCCGCCGAGATCGACCGCCTGATCGAGGCGGCGGTCACCGGCTACATCGACAGCATGCAGGACCAGGCCGCGCGCAAGGAACGCACCGGCACCGCCCTCGACGACCCTCTGCCATTCTGAGGGGCGCGCCATGATTGACCTGAACCACAAGTCTGGTTGCCTGTATGGCGCCGCCCCACCGCGCGCGCCGATTGTCGAAGCCATCTCGGCCGCCATCGACACCGCCCTCGTGGCGCGCAACCGCAGCGAACGGCCCCGGACCTATGTCAGTTCCTCGGGTCTCGGGCGCGACTGCCTGCGCCAGATCCAGTACGACTTCCTCGCGGTGCCCAAGGACGAGGGCCAGGAGTTCGCGCCGCGCACGCTGCGCATCTTCGAGGCGGGCCACCGGGCCGAGGACATCGTCGCGGGCTGGTTCCGGATCGCCGGGTTCGACCTGCGCACCGAGCGCCCGGACGGCCGCCAGTTCGGCTTCGAAGCCCTCGGCGGGCGCTTCAAGGGCCATATCGACGGCTGCCTCGTGTCGGGCCCCGTCGCGATGGACTATCCCGCGCTCTGGGAGAACAAGGCACTCGGCGCGGCCAGCTGGAAGGACGTGGTCAAGCGCGGCGTGAGCCTCGCGCGGCCGGTCTATGCCGCCCAGATTGCGCTCTATCAGGCCTACATGGAACTGCCGGCCCCGGCGCTCTTCACCGCGCTGAACCGCGACACGATGGAGTTGCACAGCGAGCTTGTACCGTTCGACGCCCGGCTCGCGCAGGAAATGTCGGACCGCGCCGTCGCCGTGGTGCGCGCCTCCGATGCCCGAGACTGGCTGCCGCGCGCCGCCACCGAGCCGACGGCCGTCGTCTGCCGCGGCGGCATGGCGGGGGGCAAATGGCACGCGCCCTGTGCATGGGCGAAACGGTGCTGGGGTGAGCGGCGTCCCGGAAACGCTCCGGTAGAGCGTTTCAGCCGCAAACGGGCGGAGCCCCGGTGATGATCCCCGATGCATACGAGTTGAAACGCATCCTGCGCACGCAGCGCGCGTGCTTCTGGTCGTCCGACCTGCTCGAGGCGGCCGAGTTCGCGCCGATCTATTCCTTCGACGATCAGGCCGCCTTCGACAGCGATGCCGTCGATCAGGCGATGACGAGCGTGCTCTCGGGGCCGGTCCGCCTGCCGCATCCGGCGGTGATCTTCGAGGTGCGAGAGCAGCGACCGGCACCCTCCGGCCTCATCGTCTGTGCCCGCCAGAACGGCGACATCGTGGAGGCCGTGTTCCTGATGCACAGGCGGGCGCCGCGCGGCTGGACCGACTGCCTGGTGCGGGTCTGGTTGCATCCGGACGGCATGGCCGAGATCGAGGGCAACCCGGCCGAGCGGGCAGACCAGACCATCCGCGGCCACGGAGAGGTCGCCGCCGGGATCGTCTGGCGGGCGCTGACCATTCTCGGCGCAGCGCCGGACATCCGCGACCAGAAGGTATCAGTGGCGAAGCGCTCCCGCCTGACGCGCGAGGGCGTGCGTGGCTGGTTCTGGCATCAGGTCGCCATCGATCTGGCCCGGCTGCGCGCCGCCATCCCGCCGCAGGGCGGCAGTCATGCCAGCCCACGCTGGCATCTGCGGCGCGGTCACTGGCGCCAGCTGGCGGATGGCCGGCGCGTCTTCGTGCGGCAATGCGAGGTCGGCGATCCGACCCGCGGTGGCGTGGTCAAGGATTATACCGTCGAGGTGCAAGGACATGAGTGAATTCACACCCTCGGCCGCACAGGCCGCCGCCATCGCCGCGATCAGGGACTGGTGCGAAACCCGCAGCGAGCAGCAGCAGGTGTTCCGGCTGTTCGGCTATGCCGGCAGCGGAAAATCCACGGTGCTGAAATTCGCCCTCGACGAGCTCGGCCTCTCGCCCCATCGCGGCGGCAGGGACGGCAATTGCATGCCGGGCGTGGTCACCGCCACCTTCACCGGCAAGGCCGCGCTGGTGCTGACTCGCAAGGGCACGCCCGCCCGCACCATCCACAGCCTGATCTATTCGGTGATCGAGGCGACCGAGGAGGAGATCGAGGCGGCAGCGAAGAAGGTACAGGAGGCCGAGGCTGCCGCCCGGCGTCTGACCGGCTTCGAACGCACCACCGCCGAGGCCACGATCGAGGCAATGCGCCAGGCGCTCTCGGCGATGAAACATCCGCGCTTCGCCCTGAACTCGCAGAGCGATGCCGCCGAGGCCAAGCTGATCGTGCTCGACGAGGTCTCCATGGTCGGCGAGGAGATGGCGCGCGACCTGATGAGCTTCGGCAAGCCGATCCTCGTTCTCGGCGATCCGGGCCAGTTGCCGCCGATCAAGGGCGAAGGCGCCTTCACCCGCGACGCGCCCGACGTGATGCTGACCCAAATCCATCGGCAGGCGGCCGAGAGCGCGATCATCCGGCTCGCCACCATGGCGCGGATGGGCGAGCCCATCGGGTTCGGCAGCTACGACACCTATGTCGCCAAGCTGCGCAAGGGCGACATCACCCCGGAACAGGCGCTGCGCGGCGGCCAGCTGATTTGCGGGCTGAACGCAACGCGGTTGCAGATCAACAACGCCATGCGTGCGGCCGCCGGGTTCGGGGGCACCTGGCTGCCCACGGGCGCCGCGGAAAAGATCATCTGCCTCAAGAACGACAATGCCCTCGGGTTGATCAACGGCATGTTCCTGACGCTGGAGGATATCGTCGACGAGGGCAGCCTCTACTTCTCGGCCGTGGTGCATGACGAGGACGGCCGCCGCGTTGCCCCCCTCGACAGCGATGGCCGCCCCGGACGCCTGCGCATCTACAAGGGCCATTTCGAGGATCACTTCGCCTATGACGCCAGGCGCCACGACCGCGATTACCGGGAGAAGCGGCTGTTGACCGAGGCGACCTTCGGCTGGGCGATCACCGCCCACAAGGCGCAGGGCTCGCAATGGGAGAATGTCATCGTCTGGGACGACGGGCTCGGGCGCAGCGATCTCGACCGCCGCCGCTGGCTCTATACCGCGATCACCCGGGCCGAGCGCGGGCTCGTGCTGCTGGCGTGATGTCACCGTCGAGCAAGGAGCGCCCCATGCAGGTATTGAATCCGGAGGCGTTCCAGTGAGCGCCACGGTCATCGATCTCAACGACGTCCGGCCGTCGCAGCCGGATCGCTACGATCTGGACCTGATCGTCCAGCGGCTGCGTGACACCGCAGAGAATTGGGTGCCGCTTCTCTTCCCACGTGGGCGCCGGTCGGGCGACGAGTGGCGGCTGGCCAATATCCGGGGCGATGCGCCGCGCAAGACGGGTTCCTGCGTCATCACGCTGCGCGGGCCGCATGCCGGCGACTGGATCGAGTTCGACGGCAATCAGGGCGGCGGCCCGATCAGCGCCATCGAGGAGGCGACCGGGCTCGAGGGCCGCGCCCTGATCGCCGAGGCGGCGGACATCGCAGGCGTCACGCCCGGCGCACCAGAGCGCCGTGCGCCGCCGGTGCCGCCTCCCTTGAAGCGCGATCCCGCGCTCGAGATCGCCCGGCTGCTTGCGGGCGCGGTCCCGTTGGTCGGCACTGTGGGCGAGACCTATCTGCGCGCGCGCGGGCTGTCAGACCCGGGCTCGCCCGATCTGCTATTTCACCCCGACCTGCCGGATTTCGACAGCCGGCGCGGCTGGCCGGGGCTGATCGCGCTCGCGCGGTTCGCGAACGGCGATCGCGCGCCGGGCATCCACCGCACCTTTCTGCTCGATGACGGCAGCGCCAAAGCCTCCGCCGGCAAGAAGATGCTGGGTTCGGTCGCGGAGGCCGCGGTTCGGCTGTTTGCCATGTCGGAGGATGGCCACCTCGGCGTGACCGAGGGGATCGAGACCGCGCTCGCAGCGCATGTCCTGTTCGGCACGCCGGTCTGGGCCGCGCTGTCGGCCGATGGTCTGGCCCGGTTCCAGTGGCCCGAGGGTGCGATGCGCGTCACCATCTTCGCCGATGCGGGCGATGCCGGGCGTCAGGCGGCGGCCACGCTGTCGGACCGGCTGAACCGCGCCGACATCCCGAACGAGATCGTGTTGCCGCTCCACGGGGACGATTTCAACGACGATCTGATGCGCGGGACGCGGCCCGAGGATTATGCAGGCGGGTCGGCCGCGCCGGCAGAGGGCGCGGCCACCGCGACCGCTCTCGCGGTGGATAACGATTTTGCGGCACTTGTCGCTGCCACCGAGGCGCTGACCAATCCGCCCGAACTCGAGGCGCTCTCCAGCTTGCTCGGCCGCCTCGCGCTGGCCCGACTCGACCCGCTGCCCGAACGCCAGATCCTTGCCCGGATCAAGACCGCCACCGGCATCGCCGTCTCGATTCTCGAAAAGCAGCTGGTGGAACTGCGCCGCCGGGTGAATGCCACCGGCGATCCCCATGCGCGGATCGTCAAGCCTGCATGGTTCGGCAGGTTGTGCCAGGACCTTGCCGGCACGCCCGAGCGCAACGAAGCCAATGTCATCATCGCGCTGAACTCGGATGCGGTATTCGCAGGCGTGCTGGCCTTCGACGACTTCGCGCAGGAGATCGTCGTGCGCCAGCCGTTGCCATGGGACGATGCGTCCAGCACCTTTCCCCGCCCGTGGGAGGATGCCGACGACATCCGCACCGCCGAATGGCTGCAGCTGCGCGGCCTCAACGTGGCGCCGGTGGTCGTAAGCCGTGCCGTCGGCGCCGTCGCCCGCGAGCTGCGCCTCCATCCGGTCCGCGATAGGCTGGATCATCTGCGCTGGGACGGGACGCCCCGGATCGAGACCTGGAGCAGCCGCTATCTCGGCGCCGAGCCCACCGCGTTCCACCATACCGTCGGTGCGCTCTGGCTGATCTCGGCGGTCGCCCGCATCTTCCGCCCCGGCGTCAAGGCCGACCACATGCTGATCCTCGAAGGCCCGCAGGGCGCGCGCAAATCGACGGCGCTGAAGGTCCTGGCAGGAGAGGACTGGTTTACCGACGAATTGCCCGAGCTTGGGTCCAAGGATGCCGCCATCCACATGCAGGGCGTCTGGATCGTGGAGATCGCCGAGCTCGACGCCATCGGCCGCGCTGAGGTCTCACGCATCAAGGCATTTCTCACGCGCACCACCGACCGCTTCCGCCCGCCCTATGGCCGCTACACCGTCGAGGTGCCGCGCCAATGCGTCTTCGCCGGCACGGTCAATCCCGACACCTATCTGCGCGACGAGACCGGCAACCGCCGCTTCTGGCCGCTGCGCTGCGGGACCATCGACATCGCCGCGCTGGCGCGTGATCGCGACCAGCTCTGGGCCGAAGCGGTCCACCGCTTCCGGGAGGGCGCGATCTGGTGGATCGAGGATCCGGCAATCCTCGCCGATGCCGCCGCCGCGCAGGAGGCGCGCTATCAGGCCGATGCCTGGGACGCCCGTATCGACCGCTGGCTGACCCACGAGACCCGCAGCGTCAATCGCGGCCATGCCGGTTGGGACGACTGGCAGGAGGAAGAGGTGGAACGGCCGGAGCCGATCCGTGATGTCTCCGTGGGCGAAATCCTCGAAGGCGCCCTCGTCATCGAGCCCGCGAAATGGACCAAGGGCGACCAGATGCGCGTCGGTGCTTGGCTGAAATCGCGGGATTGGGAGAAATTTCGACGCCGATCAGGCGATGCACGCGAATGGCGTTATCGGAAATCGCCAACGAATGACTGATTGCAAAACAGAGCGAAGGCGCGTGGGCGGCCAGTCTCGGCCACCCACCTCGCTCTTGGCATCGCGCCGAAGCCCTCAGCGATAGATGCGGAGGCTCTCGATCAACCCGAGTGGATCGGTGCTGCGGGCAATTTCGATCGTCAACCCGCCACGTCCCTTCACGACCTCGCGCTTGACGTTCGTGATCTTCGTTTCAGCATCGACGAAGTATTCTTGGGTCTGGAATCGTTTCTTTTCCTTGGAGTGCCAAAGGCAGGTCAGTTCGTCTTGGTCGATATACTTCGCCTGGTTGATGCCCTCGATGAGGGAATGGTAGAACGCCTCCGGATGGGTGTCGAAGCCCAGACGCTCGAGCCAGATCAGGATTGCGGCAAATGCTGCCGGCCGCAGGCCCGTGAAGCCGTAGACCGACTTGTCGCGCACTTTCGGGCGCCTGAACCGCGAAACCGTCGTGACCCCTGAGATCTTCAGCAGGTTCTCCGTTCCCATGTCGAAGATCATGCCGCCAAGGCTGACGTCGAGCGAATCAAGCCACCCTTCGACCGAGACGGTCGCGATAACCTCGTCCTTCAGCAGTGCCATGGTCTGGGCACGTGTCTTGGGCGACACCTGCGTGTCCCGGGCCCGCTCGAGTCCGTGCCAGAGTGCTTGAAGGACACGCTGCTCTACATGGTTCGCCGGCAGGGCTTTCGACTTCACGGCTTCTGCAGGGGTGCCAGCTGGAATGGCTTTGGCAGGAGCATTGCCATTGGCGTTGCCCATGACAGAAATGACGCTGGTTGCTGCGCCGATCTGCGAGTTCAGTCGCCCCCAACTTTGTTCGCCATGGACGCGGGCGATGAGTTCAAGGGCTTGGCTGTGTCCGATCGTGAGATCGGGTGCAAGAGCCGACCTCAGGCGTTTCGCCTGGGCCTTCGCAATGTCGGAGGTGGCCGGAAGGCCGATGGATTGATCATTCATGGCAAAACCTCTGCCTGAGGGTCGTCGAAGTCGAGGGCTCGGTCCATTGCCGCCACGAAGACCCTTGGGAAAGGTTGCCTTGTCGCGATCATCGATGCGCATGTTCTTCATGGGGAGACCCCGGACCGGAACGGCCATGCGCAGCACGTCGGTGAACATGGGCGTTGGCGCTGCTGCGCACAAGGGGGTGATTGCGTCGACTGGTCGGAAAGCTTTGAGCAACACGAAGGTCGCCGCAACGACCGCCGCTGGTGGCTATGTTCACGTACCGGGTTGGCCCTACCTCATGCATCAACCCTACCTGACCGCCAAGTAGGGACAGGGAAAATCTATTAATTTCAATGGCGTTCCTACTGGCCCTACTTGGGGCACCGACTTCCTTCCCTTTCCTATAGGAATATATGTCACCACCCGGTGTCCTCCTTTCTTATGCGTCGTAGGGGTAAAGGTTGGGACAAGTAGGGCCAGTAGGGACAGCTTTGACTTCAAACGATGATTTGTGGCCCTACCTTTGATCAGAAGTAGGACCAGGTTGGGCCAGCCGACGGCAGTGCGCATTTTCCTTGATCCGGCATTTGCGACGTGATTCTCTGCCCATGACCAAAGCCGAAGGCCCACAATCCGTGAGCCTTCAACATGAACCAGACGATCCTTATGCCGGATGTGCGCCCCGAACCGGGGCGTTTTTCCGTGTCCTGCATCCTCGCCCTCGATCTCGGCACCACGACCGGCTGGGCGCTCCGCAGCCCTGACGGACTGATCACCAGCGGCACGGTCAGCTTCCGGCCGGGGCGCTTCGATGGCGGCGGCATGCGATATCTCCGCTTCACCAACTGGCTGACCGAGCTCGACCGGCTGTCCGGGCCCATCGCCGCGATCTGGTTCGAGGAGGTCCGCCGCCATGTCGGCACCGACTCGGCCCATGTCTTCGGCGGTCTCCTTGCGACACTGACGTCCTGGGCCGAGCTTCGTGGTATTCCGTACGGTGGCGCACCGGTCGGGACGATCAAGAAACACGCCACCGGCAAGGGCAATGCCGACAAGGCCGCGATGATCGCTGCAGCTCGGGCCCGAGGGTTCTCGCCTGCCGACGACAACGAGGCCGATGCCATCGCCATCCTCCACTGGGCGATCGAGACGAACGGGGGCCTGGCATGAGGTGGCACCCGAAAGGCTACGGCGGCGAGCGCCGCGATCCCGATCAGGTGAAGCGGGATGGCTGGCAGGAACAGGGGCTGCTCGCCGTCTCCGTCGACGACCACCGCCTGACTTGGCCCGAGCGCGAGCTGGTCCGCCAACTCGGCGAGAAGCTTTACGGCCCGCGCATGGAGACCCGCGAGGCCGTCCATGGCTGATTGGACGCCCACCATGGTCGAGGATCGGCTCGAGAGCGCGGCCGACGTGTTCCGGTCGCTGCCCGAGATCAAGCCGCAGGGCTATTTCAACGCTTGGCCCGAGTACTTCCACAGCTTCGCCGACCAGGTCGGCCAGGAACCCCGAATGCGGCGGCCGCGCCCGAGCCCGCGCCAGATCACCGAGGCGGAGGAAGCCATGCTCTGGCTGCGCTGTCTGGAGAAGGATGACGCTCGGATCGTCTGGCTGCGCGCGAACCGGACGCCTTGGAAGAAGATCGGCTGGGAAATCGGGCTGAGCCGGCCGGCTGCGAACCGCCATTGGCAGTACGGCATCGCGCTGATCACCTGGCGGCTCAACGGGCGCGTGCCTTCTCGTAAGCGGTCGAAGCGCTTCGTGATCGAGAACGCCGACCGGCTGTCAAGACAGATCGTCATGTGAGACGATTTTCGGAGAGACACTGGAAAGGGTTCACCGCACCCCGGCTGCGGCCTACAAACGGGATATTCTCGGGAGAGGAGCGCGGGGCACACCGCTGCCGCTGGCTTCGGGGGTCCACCGAGGGGTCCAGCCGGGGTCCAGACAGCCAAGCCTTTGTTTTCCGGTTCCTTTCGGGACCGAAACGTATGCTGGCGGGCGAAGCGCGACGTATCGCCAGCGACAGGGCCGATTTTTTGGGAAGCCACCCGGAAGCCAGCGCGGCCTGAACCCGCGCAACCCCAATGAACGCTGGCCTTTGGGCCGGATACCCCGGACGCCGCTGGACCCCGAGTGGAGTCCAGCGCGGCATCCGGTGTCCGGGGTCCAGCCGGCATCCACCTGAACATCGGGAACCACCCGCCCATGACGCTGAGCTTCGCCCCCGAGCGGATTGAGCAATGGCCGCTTGCGCGCCTGCAGCCCTACGCGAAGAACGCGAAGGCGCATGGCGCGGAGCAGGTCGCCAAGATCGCCGCCAGCATGGCCGAGTTCGGCTGGACCGTGCCCTGCCTCGTCGCCGAGGACGGCGAGTTGATCGCGGGCCACGGTCGGGTCTTGGCCGCAACGCAGCTGGGGCTGACCGAAGCGCCTGTGATCGTGCTCGGGCATCTGACCGAGGCGCAGCGGCGGGCGTACCGCATCGCGGACAACAAGCTGACCGAACTCGGCACCTGGGACGAGGCGCTGCTCTCGGCGGAGTTGAACGACCTGCTGGCGGAAGATTTCGACCTGTCGCTGGTCGGGTTCTCCGACGGCGAATTGGACAAGCTGCTGGCCTTCGTGCCGGAGGGGGACGGGCAAGAAGGTGGCGCCGGTGGCTCCGTGCCGCCGGTGACCATCCCGGAACCACCGCGCAACCCGGCGTCGCGGACGGGCGATCTGTGGATCCTCGGTGACCATCGCCTCCTCTGCGGCGACAGCACCAGCGCGGCCGATGTGCGCCGCCTGATGAATGGCGAGCGGGCGATCCTGTTCGCGACCGACCCGCCCTATCTCGTCGATTACGACGGCTCCAACCATCCGACCCGCAACAAGGATTGGTCTGCCTCCTACGGCACGACCTGGGACGACAGCTCGCAGGGGGCCGAGCTTTACGACGGCTTCATCGCCGCGGCCGTGGCCGAGGCGATCACCGAGGATGCCGCCTGGTACTGCTGGCACGCCTCTCGCCGTCAAGGGATGCTGGAAGCCTGCTGGGAAAAGGCCGGAGCCTTCGTCCACCAGCAGATCATTTGGGTGAAGGACCGGGGGGTTCTGACCCGCTCCCATTACCTCTGGAAACACGAGCCCTGCTTCATGGGCTGGCGCCGCCCGAACCGTCCGCCGAAGGTGGCCGAGCAGACGCTGCCATCGACATGGGAGATGCCGTCCTTCGCCAAGGAAGAGCGCCCCGACCACCCGACCCCAAAACCGCTCGATGCTTTCGGAATCCCGATGCGCCAGCATGTTGCGCGCGGCGGGCTTTGCTACGAGCCGTTCTCGGGCTCCGGGTCGCAGATCATGGCGGGCGAGGCCAACGGGCGGCGCGTCTTCGCGATGGAAATCAGCCCCGCCTATGTCGATGTCGCCGTCGAACGCTGGCAGGCCGAGACCGGCCGCGACGCGATCCTCGACGGCGATGGCCGGACCTTCGCGCAGGTGAGAAGCGAGCGGCTGGGCGACAAGGTCGAAGCTGCCGCCTGATGGCCGTCTATTACAACGATGCCGATCCCGCGGCCTGTGGTTGGCTGCGGGAACTGATCGCCGCCGCGCAGCTGCCCGACGGTGTGGTGGACGAGCGGTCCATCCTCGATGTCGCCCCCGACGATCTGCGGGGATTCACGCAATGCCATTTCTTCGCCGGGATCGGCGGCTGGCCCCATGCGCTGCGCCTTGCCGGCGTGGCCGAGGATCTGTCCGTCTGGACCGGCTCGCCTCCCTGCCAGCCGTTCAGCGTGGCCGGGCAGCGCAAGGGACAGCACGATGACCGCCATCTCGCCCCCGCCTTCCTGCGGCTCGTCGCAGCTTGCCGCCCGGAGCTCGTCTTCGGCGAGCAGGTCGCCAGCGCGGCGGTGCTCGGACCGGTTGGCGGCGCGGCTCGCGTGGCGGCTGCGGGTCCGGCTGGCTGGGCGTGGTTCGACGCTCTGGCGGCTGACCTGGAAACGGCATCTTACGCCGTCGCAGCGGCCGATCTGCCGGCTGCGGGCATCGGCGCCCCGCATATCCGCCAGCGGCTGTTCTTCGGCGCCGTCGCCCTCGGGCCAACACCGGGCGGGCTGGGCCACGGCCTCGGCGCGGGATTACAAGGACGGATCGGAATGTCCGAACGTCCCGATCAACGCGCTGATGGGGCGGCAGGTCTGGCTGGCGGGCTGGCCGACGCCGATGGCCGGGTCACCGGCCACGGACAATTGCAACACAGGTGGCAACACCGATGCGAGCCGCAGGACGGTGAAGCTGATCGACTGGTCGAAATCACCCACCCCGCCGGGGCCAGCGCGACGGACGGCGTCTGGCGAAATCCTGACTGGATCTTCTGCCGGGATGGGCGCTGGCGACCGGTTGAGCCCGGAACATTCCCGCTGGCTGATGGGATACCCGGCCGCATGGGGCTCCTGCGGGGCTACGGCAATGCGATCGTGCCGCCGCTCGCGGCGGAGTTCGTGACGGCGTTTCTGGAAAGCCTGCCGGAGGGGCTGCGATGAGACAATCCCGCGCCATGTCGATGGTCGAGTCCGCGACGAATGTCGTGGTCGGCTATGTGCTGGCCATCGCCACGCAGATCATTGTGTTCCCGTGGTTCGGGATCGAGACCGGGCTCGCAGAGCACCTGACCATCGGCCTCGCCTTCGTCGGCGTGTCGTTGGTCCGCGGCTACCTGCTGCGGCGGACGTTCGAGGCGATGCGCAAGCGGTAGGCTTAATCGGCTATGCGGGATCTTACCGCCGTGAACGCGCGATTGTCGCTGAACATGCAACGCCGCAAGAAACAGCGTTAAGGACCAGCGAAACCGGGCCGGGACGCCGTCATGGGGTGATGGCAACCTTCAGCACGCCGTCGCGCTGGTTTGCGAAGAGGTCGTAGGCCGCCTCGATGTCATCAAGCCGAAAGCGGTGAGTGACCATCGCGCCGAGGTCCACCTGGCCGGATTCGATCACCGACATCAGCCGCCGCATTCGTTCCTTGCCGCCTGGGCAGAGTGTGGTGATGATGGTGTGGTCGCCAAGCCCTGCGACGAAGGCGTCGAGCGGGATTTTCAGATCGCCGGAATAGACCCCGAGGCTCGACAGCGTGCCGCCCGGCCGCAGCACACGGAGCGCCGCCTCAAAGGTGGCCTGCAGCCCCAGCGCCTCGATGGCGACATCGACGCCGCGGCCGTCCGTGATCCGCAGGATCTCGTCCACCGGATCGACCTTCGAGAAATCCACCACCTCATGCGCGCCCATCCTGCGCGCCATGTCCAGCCGCTCGGGCACCTGGTCCACCGCGATGATCTTCGCGGCCCCCATCAGTCGCGCGCCCGCCGTTGCACACAGCCCAATGGGCCCTTGCGCAAACACCGCCACCATGTCGCCGATGCGGATTCTGCCGCTCTCGGCACCGCCGAAGCCGGTGGACATGATGTCGGGACACATCAGTACCTGTTCGTCGCTCAGGGTTTCCGGCACCGGCGCGAGGTTGGCCATCGCGTCTTGAACCAGGATGTATTCGGCTTGAGCACCGTCGATCGTGTTGCCGAACTTCCAGCCACCCAGCGGTTTCCAGCCGTGCTTCGTGCCCGCACCGTCCTGCGAGCAGCGTCCGCACTGGCAGGCGTTCGACCACATCGAGGGGGTAATCGCGCCGGCGATGACCCGCTGCCCTTCGGCATAGCCCTGCACGGCCGAGCCCAACTTCTCGATCACGCCCACAGGCTCGTGACCGATGGTGAGACCCTTCGCCACCGGATACTCGCCCTTCAGGATGTGGACATCCGTCCCGCAGATCGTGGTCGTGGTGATGCGCACCAGCGCATCGAGCGGGCCGACATCCGGGATCGGCTTGTCGTCCAGCACGATCCGCCCTGGTTCCACGAATACCGCCGCCTTCATCATCGCCATCTTTGTCTCCCATGTCATTCTGTCGAGGCGAGTGTCGCAGCAACGGACCGAGCAGTCATTGAGACAGATCAATCCCTCGCGCAGGCTTTGAAACGTCGATGTCGTGATGATCAACCGCCGCCCACATGGGACGGCGGCCATCACTTGATCGAGGTCGGGTGGTTCAGGCGGCAGGGAGCTTGTACACCCGCCCCCGGTTCTCGACCTTCTCCGATGTCACTTCGAGCCCGAGCTTCTTCTTCAGGGCCCCGGCCATCGCGCCGCGGACCGTGTGCGACTGCCAACCCGTCGCAGCCATGATCTCCTCGATGGTCGCGCCCTCCGGTGCCCGCAGCATGGCGATCAGCGTGGCCTGCTTGGTTCCCTCGCGCGGCGTGCGCGCCTTGGGCGCGGCTTCGGTCTCGGTGGGGGTGTCCGGCGCAGGCTCCTCGGTCGGCGCGTCCGTCGCGCCCGCAGGCGCGGTGTCCGCGTCTTCGGGCTCGATGCCGATGGCGGCGAGCCCTGCGTCGGTGGCGACCAGCGTGATGCCGTGGCCGTCGCCGGTCTCGCGCCAGACGGGCTCGCCCTTGCGCATGTCGGCGTCGACCTCTTCGAGGAAGCCCTTGGCGAGCATCGCGCCGACCACCTTGGCGGCGGCGCCGCCGCGCAGGCTCTCGGGCAGCGGCAGGGCCATGTGCTCGGGCCGCTGGGCGGCGGCGCTCAGGATCATGGCTTGGGTGTCGGAAAGCTTGGTCATCGTCGTCTCCCGTATCGGGCGCGCGGGATGCGGGCCCTTCTACGAGGCCGAGCCCGCCAGTCGGCGGGCGGGACCGGGAGCGGGTCGTCTCACTCGGCGTGTTCGCCTTCGCTGAAGGCCATGTCGGTGATCTCGCGCAGCTTGGCGCGGTAGTGGTTCAGTGTGCCGACATGGCCCCAGTTGATCTCGTCGGGGTGGGTCTCGAAATGGTCCGCGCTCAGGGCGGCGAGCCGCTCCAGCATCGCGTCGATCTCGGTCGTCGCGGCGAGGAAGGCGTCGAGGGCTTTCGTGTTGTCGGTCGCGCGGCGGGTCATCGTGGTGGCTCCGGGTGAGTTTCATCGTCCTTGTGGGATGGACGTTCGCTCCGCTGCGGAGGCTTATCAACTCCGCAGGCACCTGAATCTGAATGACAATCGGAGCCGTCGATGCAGGGCATGAGCGAGCGCCAGTACGCCGCCCATGTCGGGCTGTCGCGGGGCGCGATCCAGAAGGCGAAGACTGCCGAGCGGCTGGTCCTCTATCCCGACGGCAGCATCAACGCGGCGGCCAGCGACGCCCGGCGTGCCGAGACGACGGACCCGTCCAAGACGAGGAAGCCGCCCGCGCCGAAGCTGAAGCCCGTCCCCGAGGCCGCGGTGGCCGCCGTCGGCGACACGCTCCGCGAACAGGGTCTGGCGGTCCCCGCCGTCGGCGGCGGGACGACCTTCCTGCAGGCCAAGACCGCGAACGAGGTGCTGAAGGCGCAGGAACGGCGCATCCGGCTCCAGAAGCTGAAGGGGGAGTTGATCGAGCGGGCCCGCGCGCTGGCGCTGGTGTTCCGCCTGGCGCGGGAGGAACGGGACGCATGGGTGAACTGGCCCGCGCGTGCGGCGGCGCTGATGGCGGCCGAGCTTTCTGCCGCGTGCAGCGACGCAACGGGCCAGCAGATCACCGTGGAGCCAGCCGCGATGCAGAAGGTCCTGGAGAAACATGTACGCGCCCACCTCGACGAACTCGCCGAGGTCCGGCCCGATTTCCGGTGAGAGCGGCGATGATCCTGGCGGCCTGACGGACTTCGACGGCGCGGGCGAGATCCTGCGCGCCTGGGGTAACGGGCTGCGGCCCGACCCGGACCTGACCGTCTCGGAATGGGCGGACCGGCACCGGATGCTCTCGGGCCGCGCCTCGGCCGAACCGGGGCGATATCGCACGGTGCGCACGCCCTACATGCGCGAGATCATGGACCGGCTGTCGCCCGGCGATCCCACGCAGCGGGTCGTATTCATGAAGGCCGCGCAGGTCGGTGCGACCGAGGCGGGCAACAACTGGATCGGGTTCGCGATCCACCAGGCGCCGGGGCCGATGCTGGCGGTCCAGCCGACGGTGGAGCTGGCCAAGCGCAACTCGCGCCAGCGGATCGACCCGCTGATCGACGAGAGCCCGGAGCTGCGCGAGCGGGTGAAGCCCGCGCGCTCCCGCGACGCGGGCAACACCATGCTGTCCAAGGAGTTCGCGGGCGGCATCCTGATCATGACCGGGGCCAACTCGGCGGTCGGGCTGCGGTCCACCCCGGCGCGGTACATCTTCCTCGACGAGGTCGACGCCTATCCGGCATCGGCCGACGAGGAAGGCGATCCGGTCACGCTGGCCGAGGCGCGGTCGCTGACCTTCGCCCACCGGCGCAAGGTGCTGCTGGTCTCGACGCCAACGATCCGCGGGCTGAGCCGGATCGAGCGCGAGTACGAGGCGAGCGACCGGCGCCGGTTCTTCGTGCCGTGCCCGCATTGCGGCGTGATGCAGTGGCTGAAGTTCGACCGGCTGCGCTGGCAGAAGGGCCGCCCGGAGACGGTGGAGTATCACTGCGAGTGCTGCGACACGGCAATCGCGGAACACCACAAGACGGCGATGCTGGAGGGTGGCGAATGGCGGGCGACCGCCACGCCCGCCGATCCGACCACGGTCGGGTATCACCTCTCGGCGCTTTACTCGCCGATCGGTTGGCTCAGCTGGGAGCGGATCGTGCGGGCATGGGGCGCGGCACAGGGGTCGGACGAAGCGATCAAGGCGTTTCGCAACACCATCCTCGGCGAGACATGGGTCGAGACCGGGGAAGCCCCCGACTGGCAGCGGCTCTATGATCGTCGCGAGGCGTGGAAGCCGGGCACTGTCCCTGCGGGCGGGCTGTTACTGACCGCCGGGGCCGACGTGCAGAAGGACCGCATCGAGGTCGATGTCTGGGCCTGGGGCCGCGGGCTGGAAAGCTGGCTCGTCGATCACCTCGTGATCGAGGGTGGTCCCGGCGATCCTGCCTGCTGGCAGCAGCTGACCGAGTTGCTCGGCCGGACATGGGAACACGCCTCCGGCCAGCCGATGACGCTGGCGCGGCTCGCGATCGACTCGGGGTTCGAGACCTCCGCCGTCTATGCCTGGTCGCGCAAGGTCGGCTTCGCGCAGGTGGCGCCGGTGAAGGGCGTCGAGGGCTTCGCCCGGACGAGCCCGGTGACGGGGCCGACCTATGTCGACGCCACCATCGCGGGCAAGCGGCTCCGGCGCGGGGCGCGTCTCTGGACGGTCGCCACCTCGACCTTCAAGGCGGAGACCTACCGCTTCCTGCGGCAGGATCGGCCAACCGCCGAGGACATCAGCGCAGGTGCGACGTTCCCCGCGGGCACGATCCACCTGCCGGACTGGGCGGACAGCGAATGGCTGAAGCAGCTGACCGCCGAGCAGCTGGTGACAGTCCGCACGAGACGCGGCTTCTCCAGGCTCGAATGGCAGAAGCTGCGCGAGCGCAATGAGGCGCTGGACTGCCGGGTCTATGCCCGCGCGGCGGCGTGGATCCTCGGTGCGGATCGCTGGCCCGAGGCGCGCTGGGCCGATCTGGAAGGGCAGCTCGGTGTGGCAGCGCCGGACACATCCAGCGCCGGGCCGGGAAACACGCCGCCTGTTCAGAGCCGACCTGCACCGCGGCGACGGACCGTGCACTCCAGTTACATGAGGTGATCCATGGCCACGGCCGCAGAACTCCGTGCCCGCCGCGAGGCACTGGCCGCGCAGCGCGCCTCGGGCGTGGCGCGGGTCAGCTACGACGGCAAGACGGTGGACTATCGCAGCGTCGCCGAGATCGACCGTGCCATCGAGGCGCTGAACCGCGAGATCGCGGCGACGGAGGGGCGCCGGATCGTGCGGCAGGTCCGCGTGACGACGACGAAGGGGCTCTGACGCCATGGGCCTCTTCGACCGCTTCCGCCGCCCGCCTTCCGGCGGTCCGGCTGCCATGCGCGCCCGCCTCGAAGGCGCCATGGCGAAGCGCCGGCTGCGGGGCTGGAACCCGCCGCTCGAGAACATCAACACGCTGGTCGCTTCCGGCGGCCCGCGGCTGCTGGCACGTTCGCGCGAATTGGTGGTGACCAACGGCTACGCCGCCAACGCCTGCGAGGCCTTCGCGTCGAACCTCGTCGGCGACGGCATCAAACCATCTTCGCTGATCGGGGACGCAGACCTGCGGGACCGGGTCCAGCGGCTCTGGCTCGCCTGGACCGACGAGGCCGATGCCGACGGGCTGACCGACTTCTACGGTCTGCAGGCCATGGTCGCGCGCGAGATGTTCGTGGCCGGCGAATGCTTCGTCCGGCTGCGCCCGCGCCGGGCCGATGACGGGTTGCTGGTGCCGTTGCAACTGCAGCTTCTGCAATCCGAGATGCTGCCCTTCGAGAAGACGGAGGTGCTGCCCTCCGGCAACCGCATCCGCTGCGGGGTCGAGTTCGACGCGATCGGCCGGCGCGTCGCCTATCACTTCCGCCGCCGCCATCCGGGCGACAGCACCGATCAGGGCTCGGTGATTCCGGAGACCGTGCGCGCCCCGGCCGCGGACGTGCTGCACATCTACCGGCCCATCGACGCGGGCCAGATCCGGGGGCTGCCGCATGTCGCGCCCGCCATGGTGCGGCTGTTCCTGCTCGACCAGTATGACGACGCCGAGCTTGACCGGAAGAAGACCGCGGCGATGTTCGCGGGCTTCATCACCAAGACCGCCCCGGAAGAGCCGCTGATGGGCGAGGTCGAGGCGGGTCTGGACGGAACGGCCATCGCCAGCCTCGAGCCCGGCACCATGCAGGTGCTGCTGCCCGGCGAGGACGTGAAGTTCTCGTCGCCCGCCGATGTCGGCGGTGGCTACGAGGCGTTCCAGTACCGGACGCTGCTCGCCGTCTCCGCCTCGCTCGGGCTGCCCTATCACCTGGTCACCGGCGACGTCCGGCAGGCGAACTACTCGAGCCTGCGGGCGGAACTGGTCGAGTTCCGGCGGCGCATCGGACAGCTGCAGCATGGCGTCATCGTGCACCAGCTCTGCCGCGCGGTCTGGCGGCGCTGGCTGGAGACGGCCGTGCTCTCGGGCGCGCTCGATCTCGACGATCCGGTCGCCGCGCGGCCGGTGCAGTGGATTCCGCCGCGCTGGGACTGGGTCGATCCGCTCAAGGACATCCAGGCGCAGGTGCTGGCAATGGAAGCCGGCATCACCTCGCGGCGCAAGGTGATCGAGGCCACCGGCTACGACGTCGAGGACGTGGACCGCGAGAACGCGGCCGACGCGCAGCGCGTCGATCGTCTGGGGCTCCGCTACCGCACGAGTCCGGGCGAGACGCAGGGCGCGCGGGCGACACCGGCGCAGTTGCCGGATGCGGGCAGCGATGGGAGCACCGGCGCTGGTCCCGGCACCCACGGCACATCTGAACAGGAGTGAGAGCATGGCCAGCTGGTATGCGATCCGCGCCCGGGCAACCGGCGCGGAAGTGGCGATTTATGACGAGATCGGCGCCTACGGGGTGTCGGCCAAGGGGTTCCTGGCCGAGCTTGGCGCGCTTCCCGAGGGAACGCCCATCGATCTGAGGCTCAACAGCCCGGGCGGCTCGGTCTTCGATGCGGTGGCGATCTTCAACGCGCTGAAGCGGCACGCGGGCACGGTTACCGTCTGGATCGACGGCATTGCCGCCTCGGCGGCGTCCTACGTCGCGATGGCAGGCGACGAGATCGTCATGCCGGAAAACGCCTTCCTGATGATCCACGATCCCGCGGGGCTCGTGATGGGTACGGCCGCCGACATGCGGGCCATGGCCGAGGCGCTGGACAAGGTGGGTGGCAGCCTCGCTGCCGGCTATGCCGCGAAGTCGGGCCGCCCCGCCGACGAGATTGCGGCGCTGATGGCTGCCGAGACCTGGCTGGATGCCAGCGAGGCGCTGGCGCTCGGCTTTGCCGACCGGCTAGCCGAACCGGTGCGGATCGCTGCGCGCTTCGATGTCGGACGCTTCCGCAACGCGCCGCCGGCGCTGGCCGAAGCGGTCGCGGCTGAAACCGGCAGCGCCGACGACAACGATGGTGACGACAACGACGGCGCCGGCACCGATGCCGACGAGGCCACCGGCGCAGCCGCGGAGAGCAATGAGGCCTCCGGCGCTGGGGAAGAAGAGATCACCGAGACCGACGCTCAGCAGCCGCCGGTCGGGACGCCACCACCCGGCGGCGCACCGCCCGATCCCGCGGCGATCCGCGGCGAAGCCATCTCGCACGCCCGCGCCGTCGTCGATCTCTGCCGCCTTGCCGGACAGCCGCAGATGGCCGGGCGCTTTCTGGAAAGCGATGCGGACCTCGACCACGTCCGCGCGGCGCTCCTTGCGGCCAGGGCCGAGGCCGAACCCGAGATTGCCGGCCATCACGCGCAACCGGGCCGCCCATCAAACACCCGCCCTTGGGGCGAGATCGTCGCCCGCACCTTCAGGCTGAAAGGATGACCCATGACCACGCTCACCGAGACCCCGCATCCCGGCGGCTTCCTCGTCTGGGAGGCGTTCCGCGACTACACCCGCGAGACCATCACGGTTGCAACCGGCACGCTCGAGCCCGGCACCGTGCTCGGCAGGATCACCGCCTCCGGCAAATACGCCGCCCACGATCCGACGGCCATCGACGGCACCGAGACCGCCGTCGCGGTGCTCTGGGGCAAGGCCGACGCCTCGGACGGCGATGCGCTCGCCGTCGCCGTGGTCCGCGGTCCCGCGATCGTCAACCGCCACGATCTCGTCTTCGCCGGCACACCGAGCGAAGGCGAGATCGCGGCCGCCCATACGGCGCTCATCGCTGCGGGCATCCTCGTCCGCTGACCCGCGGCTCTGGCCCGCGCGTCCGACATCCTTGAACCGGAGGCATTCCCATGGCGACCATGGACATCTTCGAAGGCGATGCCTTCACTATCATCGAACTCACCCGCGCGCTGGAAAATATCCCCTACAAGCCGGCGCTGCTCTCGGGCTCGAACCTCTTCAGCCCCCGCGGCGTGCGGTCCCGCACCGTCGTGATCGAGAGCCGCGACGGCACGCTGTCGCTGATCCCGTTCTCCGAGCGCGGCTCGGCCTATGAACAGCAGGTTCCGGAGCGGCGCGAGATGCGCGCCTTCGTCTGCCGCCAGTTCAAGAAGCAGGACGTGCTCTGGGCGTCCGAGATCCAGGGCATCCGCGACTTCGGCTCGGAAACGGCGGCCCAGCAGGTGCAGAGCGAGGTCGCCCGCAAGCTCGGCCGTCTGCGCCAGGATGCCGAGGCCACCTTCGAGTACCACCTGCTGAACGGCATTCAGGGCATCGTGAAGGATCCGAAGGACGGTGCGACGGTGATCAGCTACTTCACCGAGTTCGGCATCACGCCCGCCGCCGAGATCGACTTCGACCTCGACAATGCCTCGCCCGCCTCGGGCGCGCTCCGGAAGCGCTGCCAGGCGCTGATCGAGGATGTCGAGGCGTCGATGGGCGGGCTTGCGGCGGGTGCAGTGCAAGTTCGTGCGGAATGCGGCTCGGCCTTCTTTGCCGATCTGGTGGCGCACAAGGAGGTGCGCGAGACCTATCTCAACACCGCTGCAGCGGCCGATCTGCGTGGCCGGGTGGCCGACGAGGTCAGCTTCGGCGGCATCACCTTCCGCCGCTACCGCGGTGGCGCGGGCTTCGGCGTGCCGACCGACAAGGCCTTCTTCTATCCCGAAGGCGTCGAGGGGCTGTTCGAGATCTACCACGCCCCCGCCGACACCTTCGAGACGGTGAACACGCTGGGTCTGCCGCTCTACGCCCGCACCATTCCGGACCGGGATCGCGACGAATGGGTGCGGCTCGAGATCGAGAGCAATCCGCTGCCGATCTGCACCCGCCCGCAGGTGCTGCGCTCGGCGCGGCGGACGTGATGTCCGCCTTCGCCGCCGCTGTCGACACGCTCTTCGCCGACCCGAATATCGCCCGGGATGCGGTCTATATCGCCGACGGCGGGGCGCCTGTTCTGGTGCGTGTCGTCGCCCGGCGGGCGGACGCGATCACCGAGTTCGGCGACGCGCGGCTCTGGTCGGAAACCACGCGGATGGATCTGCGCGTCGCCGAGGTGCAGCAGCCGCGCCCCGGCGACCGCATCGAGATCGAGGGCGACGCGTTCCTCATTCAGGGCGAGCCCCTCCGCGACCGCGAACGGCTGGTCTGGACCGTCGATCTGAGGCCCGCGTGATCTGCCATGAAGCTGAAGGCTGACATCATCGGCAGCATTGCCCGCATCATGGAGGCGGAGACTCGGGCGGGTGAAAAGGCCGTCACCACGGCAATGCGCGAGGCCGGAACCGGCCTGAAATCAGCCTGGCGCGCGCAGATCACCGGCGCGGGTCTCGGGGCGCGGCTCGCCCGCACCATCCGCTCGGAAGCCTATCCCAAGGGCCGGCTGAGCCTGAACGCCGCCGCGCTGGTCTGGTCGAAGGCTCCGGTCATCGTCGCCGCCCACGACACCGGCCCGCTGATCCGCTCGAAGGACGGGTTCTGGCTCGCGATCCCGACGCCTGCGGCGGGCAAGTCCCTCCGGAGCGGGCGGATCACGCCCGGTGAATGGGAACGTCGCACCGGCCTGCGCCTGCGCTTCGTCTATCGCCGCACAGGTCCGAGCCTGCTGGTGGCGGAGGGGCGGCTGAACGCGAAGGGACGCGCCGTGGCGTCACGGTCGAAGACCGGGCGGGGTAAGGTCACCGCGCCGATCTTCCTGCTGGTGCCGCAAGTCAGGCTGAAGAAGCGGCTGGACCTCGCGCGAGATGCCGCGCGGGCGCATGACGCGGTACCGGGGCTGATCGTGGTGCACTGGGTGAGCTGATTTAGTGGCACATCTGCGAGACCTTGCGGCTATGCGTCACCCGGGCGAAAAGACCAGTTCTTGCGCTCTGCTGTTGCATCTTCATGCAGACCAGCCACAGCACATTGATGGAGGCTCTCGTGCCGGTGAAATGCCCCGACTGTGGTTACTTGTACGTCCCTGACGATCCGGAGAATATTGCGCTTCATGCCGAGCGTCATGAAGAGGTCACATCACCGGATCGCCCAACACCCGATCCAAGGGTCGCAGACCTGGCGGACCCAGTGAGTGGGTTGATTATCTTCCAGCGGAGTGATCCGGACTTCCTTCACGAAAAGCTCTATGGCATCGCACGCCGGTTCAAGCGCGAGATGGGTTATGATCAAGCAGACTGGGCGCCTAAGGGTTATCAAGTTGCTCCCGGAGCAATTGGGGCGATATTCTCCGACGCGGAGGGCCGAGCATTGGGCGGTGCGGGGATCTACACACAAACCCGGTACCATGCGTCCCATGTGATCGGGTGGATTTGGATTGCCCCCGATCATCGCCGAAAAGGTGTTTTTGCCCGCGCGGTGCCGGACCTCGCAACACGGTTTGACGGCGCACTCCTCGGGTTCCCCTACAGTGAAGCGATGACGCGCTTTGCGGAAGGATCGCCTTACATCGTCGGCAAACGCAGCGAGCCCGGCCCGCTGTACTTGAAACAAGCGACATTGTAGAGTGCGCGACTCCTTCGATTCGCAAGGCCGGCTCAGATCCGCCGCCCTTCAGCTATCCTGTCAAGCAACGCTACCGTAGTGCGCCCTCGTATGCGCGAAGAAAATGGGACCGCTAGTACCTGTACGAAATGTGGTGGTAGCCGCTTCAACAATTGGAACCGTTGCATGGACTGCCGCAACGCGCGCGGCAAACTCCGCAATGCGCGACTGAGAGCGAACGGTGGCACGCACACATCGACGGAGTGGCGCGCTCTGCTCGCTCAGTCCCCGAAGTGCGTCGAATGTGGTCGGGCTTGGGAAGAGATCCCTCCGCGTCCTGACCCGCGATATAAGTCGGTATGGACGAAAGGGCACAAGCTCCCCGTCTATCACGGCGGCGCAAATGACATCAGCAACATTCAGGCCGAATGCTATCAATGCAATTTTGGGAAGAACGCGGGCTCGCTGAAGCGGGGCGATGGAAAATGCTGATCCGCTTCTGGCACTCTCAGACGTCTGGTACTCGGTAAGACCGGTACTTTGCTAGAAACGATGCACGGGTCGTCGCATCCCTCGCACATGTCAACTGTCTAGAGACCTTCGGTGCCCACCACCCGCGAAACCATCCTCGCCGCGCTGCACGCGCGGCTCTCGGCGCTGCCCGCCACCGCCCTGCGGGGCGGGGTCCTGCCCGAGCGCGTGTCGGCGGAGGGGCTGCTGATTCTACGCGACGGCGAACCGGGCGAGCCAGAGGCCACGTTGTCGCCGCTCACCTACCACTACCAGCACCGCGCCGAGATCGAGGCGGTCGTTCAGGGCGCGAGCCGTGACGCCACCTTCGACACGCTCTGCGCCAGCATCGGCGCGGCGCTTGCCGCCGACCGCACGCTGGGCGGGCTTTGCGACTGGGTCGAGGCTGAGGCGCCGCAGCCGGTCGATCTGCCCGTCGACGGCGCGGCCAGCCTGAAGGCCGCCGTCATCCCGGTGGTGCTGCACTATTCCACGGCCGACCCACTCGGCTGAACCCCTTAGACAAGGAGACGGACATGGCACGCGCCCAAGGGGCGCGGGCGCGGATGGCGCTCGCGTTCGAGACGACCTATGGCACGCCGCCGGCCGGCGGTTTCACCAAGACGCCCTTCGCCAGCACGTCGCTCGGCGCGGAGCAACCGCTGCTGAACTCGGAGCTTCTGGGCTACGGCCGCGATCCGCTGGCGCCGGTCAAGGATGCGGTGACGGCGGATGGCGATGTCGTCGTGCCGATCGACTCCCAGGCTTTCGGCTTCTGGCTGAAGGCGGCCTTCGGGGCGCCTGTCACCACCGGGAACTCGCCCGGCCCATATACCCATACGTTTCAGTCCGGCAGTTGGACGCTCCCCAGCATGGCGATCGAGACGGCCATGCCCGAGGTGCCGCGCTATGCCATGTATTCCGGCGTGGTGCTGGACCAGCTCAGCTGGCAGATGCAGCGCTCGGGCCTGCTGACCGCCACCGCGCGGCTGGTGGCGCAGGGCGAGACGGTCGCCACGACCAGCAGCGCCGGAACACCGGCCGAACTGGACCTGATCCGCTTCGGCCATTTCAACGGCGCGATCAAACGCAACGGCACCGCCTTGGGCAACGTGATCTCGACCGAGATCACCTATGCCAACAACCTCGACCGGATTGAGACCATCCGCGCGGACGGCATGATCGACGGCGCCGATCCCTCCATCGCCGCGCTGACCGGCCGCACCGAGGTCCGCTTCGCCGACAGCACGCTGGTCAGCCAGGCGATCAACGGCACCCCCTGCGAGTTGGAGTTCGGTTACAGCCTGATCTCCGGCGAAAGCCTGACCTTCACCATCCACGCGGTCTATCTGCCGCGCCCGCGCATCGAGATCGGCGGTCCGCAAGGCATCCAGGCCAGTTTCGACTGGCAGGCCGCCCGCGACGCCACGCTGGGGCGGATGTGCACCGCCGTTCTCGTCAATGATGTGGAGGACTACTGACCATGATCCGTCTTGATCTTTCCAGCGCGCCGAAGTGGCTCGATCTCGGTCATGACCTGCGCCTGCATGTCCTGCCCGTCACCACCGCTATCATGGTCGCTGCGCGCAACGACCCGGCCGTCGAGGCGCTGCCCGAGGAGGCAAACCGGGAAGAGCAGGCGCTGGTTATGGCCAAGGCCGTCGCTCGCCACGTCGTCACCGACTGGGAGGGCGTCGGCAATGCGAGCGGCAATCCCGTCCCCGTCAGCCCCGAAGGCATCGACGCGCTTCTCGACATCTGGCCGGTATTCGAGGCCTTCCAGACCCGCTGCCTCGCGCCGCATCTGATGCTGGAGCAGGAAAAAAACGCCTCCGCGCCCTTGCCGAATGGCACTTCGGCGGGGGCGACGCCTACTGCAAAGCCTGCGAGCCCTGCGAGGGCGGCGGGGCCTCGTGCCCGGACTGCCCGGCGCGGCTGAACCGGCCGCAGACACTCGAGGGCTGGCAGCTCTGGGATCTGGCGCAGCGCCTGACCGGACAGCTTCGCATCGCCGCCGGCATGGGCGGCGCCACGGTGCTCGGCTGGGACATGGGCGCGGCGCTCGCCATGGCGCAGGCGCTCGGGGTCGATCCGCTGATCGCTGCCGAATGCCTGCCCGAGATCGAGGCGGTGACGGTCCGCAAACTCAACGAACAGATGGCGTCCGGTGACCGGTCGTCGCCGGTGCCGGAGCGATGAACCCGGCCCGAAAGCGTCGCCGCGCTCGTCAGGAACACTGATCCATGGCCCAGAAACGCGTCTCGGTCCGCCTCGTCGCCGAAGGCGGGCGGCAGGTGAAGGCCGAGTTCCAGGGTGTCGGCGATGCCGGCGAGAACAGCTTCAAGCGGATCGAACGGCAGGCCGATGTCACTGGCATGGTTTTGCGGCGCCTTGCCGGCATCGTCGCCGGGGCGCTGTCGATCCGGCAGGTCGTCCAATATGCCGACAGCTGGACCGACCTGCGCTCGCGCGTCGATCTCGCCACCGGCTCGCAGGAGCGCGGGGCGGCGGTGATGGAGCGCCTCGCGGCGATGGCACGGCGGACCTATTCCGGCATCGAGCAGACGACCGAGTCCTGGCTGGCGAACGCCACGGCCTTGCGCGAGTTGGGGCTTTCCACCCGCGAGAGTCTCGATTTCACCGAGGCGCTGAACAACGCCATGGTGGTCTCGGGCGCCAAGGGCGAGCGTGCGGTCTCGGTGCAGACGGCGCTGGCCCGCGCCATGGCACTGGGAAAGCTCTCGGGCGACAACCTCAACACCGTGATCGCGCAGGGCGGCCGCGTCGCGCAGCTGCTCGCAGCGGAGCTCGGCACCACCGTCACCGGGTTGCGCCAGGCGGGCGCCGAGGGCCGCGTCACCGGCGCGGTGATCCGGACAGCCCTGATCGGCAATCTCGAGCGGCTGCGCGACGAGGCCGACGGCATGCCCGCCACCATCGGCGATGCCTTCACCCTGATCGGCAATGCCGCGATGCAGCTGGTCGGGACGTGGGATCAGGTGTTCGGGGCCTCGTCCATGGTCGCCACGGCGCTAATCGCGGTGGCCGACAACATGGAACGCCTCGCCGCCATCGGCATCGCCTTCGCCGGCTTCATGGCCGGGCGCTGGGTCGCGGCCTTCCTTGCGGCGCGTGTCGCCACGCTGACGCTTTCCGGTGCGCTGACGGTGCTGCGCGGCGCCATCGTGCGCACCGGCATCGGCGCCCTGATCGTGCTGGCGGGCGAGCTGATCTACCAGCTGATGAATGTCGTGCAGAAGGTCGGTGGGCTGGGCGAGGCCTTCCGCCTCGTCGCCGATCTGGCGGCCGAGGCATGGAACCGCATGGGGCTGCGCTTTGATGCGGTGATGGCCCGCATCGGCGCCGCCTGGGAAGGGCTGAAGGCGACGATCTTCACTCTGCTCGACGACACCGTGACCGGAGTGGTCAGCTTCGGTGACCGCAGCATCGCGGTGTTTCAGGGCGCCTATGACGGGGCGGTGGCGATCTGGGGCAGCCTGCCCGGGGCCATCGGCGACTTCGCCTTCCAGGCCGCGAACGGCCTGATCGGCGGCGTGGAGGCGATGCTGAACGGCGTTGTCACCCGGATCAACAGTTTCATCAGCGGGCTCAATGCCGCGCTGGACCTTCTGCCCGACTGGGCGGTAGGCGACGGTGGGGTGCGGATCGGCACGCTCGCCCCGGTGGCTCTGGGGCGGGTCGCGAACCCGTTCGAGGGGGCTGCAACGGCGGCTGGCACCGCTGCGGCGGACGCCTTCACCGCTGCCTTGGGCAAGACCTATGTCACCGCCCCCGACACCGGCCTGGGCGCGATGGCCGATGCCGCGCGCGGACGCGCCGAGGGCTATCGCGAGGCGGCCGGCATGCTGGCCGATGCCGCGTCGCGGCCGATGGCAAGCTGGCAGGCGCTGAAGGATGCGGTGACCGGCACCCGCGACGAAGCCGGGGATGCGCTCGACGATGCGACGGGCGGCGCCCTCCAGTTGGGCGATGCGCTGGACGGCGCCACCGGTGCCGCGGGTCGCGCCGGCGCCGCTGGTCGCAAGGCCGGGGCGGATGCGGCTGCGGGGGCGGAAACGGCTGTCACCGGCTGGGCCGCCGTCAGCGCCACGCTTGCCGATTACGCCGCCAAGGCGCGCGAGATCGGCGGCGATATCGGCACTGCGCTGGTCGGCGCGTTTCAGGGTGCCGAGAACGCCATTGGCGAGTTCGTGAAGACCGGCAAGCTGAAGTTCGGTGATCTCGTCACGGCGCTGCTCGCCGATCTGGCGAAGCTCGCGGCGCGGCGGTTCATCCTTGGTCCCATCGCCAATGCACTGTCCGGCGCGCTGAGTGGCGGGGGCGGGATCTTCGCCGACGTCCTGCATGCGGGCGGTGTGGTCGGCGCCAGGGGCGCCCGCCGCATGGTCCCGGCGCTGGCCTTCGCCGGGGCGCCGCGCATGCACAATGGCGGCTGGGCGGGTCTGCGGCCAGATGAGGTGCCCGCAATCCTGCAGCGCGGCGAGCGGGTACTCTCCCGACGCGAAGCTGCGGGCTACGGCAATGGCGGCAACGTCACGGTGCACATCAACGCCCGGGACGCCGAGAGCTTCCGTCAATCCCGCACGCAGATCGCGGCCGACATCGCCCGCGCGGTCTCGCTCGGACGAAGGGGCATGTGAGGATCAGTCATGGCTTTCCACGAAGTCCGGTTTCCGGACGACATCAGCCGCGGCGCGCGCGGCGGACCGGAGCGGCGCACCCAGATCGTGGAGCTGGCTTCCGGCGACGAGGAGCGCAACGCCAGCTGGGCGAACTCGCGCCGCCGCTATGACGTGGCCTACGGCATCCGCCGCGCGGATGATCTGGCGGGGGTCGTGGCCTTCTTCGAAGCCCGCAACGGCCGGCTCCACGGCTTCCGCTTCAAGGACTGGGGCGACCACAAGTCCTGCCTGCCCTCGGGCACGCCGTCGCCCGCCGACCAGGCGATCGGCACCGGCGACGCCACGACAACGCAATTCCAGTTGGTGAAGCGCTACACGTCCGGCGCGCAATCCTGGACGCGCGCCATCGCCAAGCCAGTGGCAGGCAGCGTGCGCATCGCTCTCGGCGGCGTGGAGCAGCCGTCTGGCTGGTCGGTCGACACCACGACAGGTGTCGTCAGCTTTGGCGCGGGACCGGGCGCAGGCGTCGCGATCACCGCGGGCTTCGCGTTCGACGTGCCGGTCCGCTTCGACACCGATGCGCTCGACGTCACGCTCGATCTCGAGCGGCTCGGCTCGATCACCTCCATTCCGCTGCTGGAACTGCGCCGATGAAATCCCTCGCTCCCGCCCTGCAGGCCCATCTCGATGAGGGCACGACGACGCTCGCCTGGTGCTGGCGCATCAGCCGCGCCGACGCCGTCACCTTCGGCTTCACCGACCACGACCGGACGCTCGCCCTCGATGGGACCGACTTCGAGCCCGAGAGCGGACTCACCGCCTTCGAGGTCCGCTCAGGATCGGACCTGTCGGTCGATGCGCAGGACGCCGAGGGCGTGCTGACCTCCGACAGGATCACCGAGACCGACATCCTCGACGGCCGCTGGGACAACGCCGAGGTCGAGGTCTGGCGGGTGAACTGGGCCGACACTGGCCAGCGCGTCCTGATGCGGCGTGGGGCCATCGGCCAGATCCGGCGCGGGCGGCTCGCCTTTGTGGCCGAGGTGCGGTCGCTCGCCCATGTGCTCGGCCAGACGGTCGGGCGGACCTTCCAGGCGACCTGCGATGCCGCGCTTGGCGATGCGCGCTGCGGCGTCGAGCTGGAGGCTACCGCCTTCAAGGGCACGGGCGCCGTCATCGATCTCCTGCGCGACCGGGCCTTCACTGCTTCGGGGTTGGGCGCATTCACGTCCGGCTGGTTCACCTTCGGCACGCTGGAATGGACGAGCGGCGCGAACGCCGGGCGGCGCACCGAGGTGCTGGGCCATGACGTCACGGACGGGATTGCCGTCCTGACCCTGCTGGAAGCGCCGGTGCGCGCGATCGCCGAGGGCGACGCCTTCATCATCCGTGCGGGCTGCGACAAGCGCATGGAGACCTGCGGGGCGAAGTTCGCCAACACGGCCAACTTCCGCGGCTTCCCGCACATCCCCGGCCAAGATGCCGTGCTGCGCTACGCCACGAAGGATGGCGGGCATGAGGGAGGCGTGCTGTGACGCAACCTCTCGCATCGGCCGACCCCGCGCGCGTCGTCGCCATCGCACGGTCCTGGCTCGACACGCCGTATCATGATCAGGCCAGCCTGCGCGGCGTCGGCTGCGACTGCCTCGGGCTGGCCCGGGGCGTCTGGCGCGAGGTCGTCGGTCCCGAGCCATTCCCGATCCCGCCCTACAGCCGGGACTGGGGCGAGACCGGCCCGCGCGAGGTTCTGGCCGAGGGCGCGCGGCGGATGATGATCGAAGTGGAACCCGCGGCGGCAGGTCCGGGCGCGCTGGTGCTCTTCCGCATGAAGCCCCGCGCCATCGCGAAGCATGTCGGGATCCTGACCTGTCCCAACAGCTTCCTCCACGCCTATGAGCGGCTCGGCGTGATCGAGGAGCCGCTCACCAACGCCTGGCGGCGGCGCATCGCCTTCGCCTTCCTGTTCCCCCGATGACGGGTGACGGAAAAAAGTTCTCGGGCGATGTCGATTTTCCGCGTCATCGTTCGTCGACCTCATGCCAGCCGAGTGAGGCGGGCTCAGACAAGGAGACGGACGATGCGTGTCATGGTGCTGGTGAAGGCGACCGAATACAGCGAAGGAGGCTTCCAGGGCTCACCCGAGGAGGGGGAGATGCTCGAGGCCATGGGCAAGTTCAACGAGGAGCTGGTCAACGCCGGCGTCATGCTCGCCGGGGACGGCCTCAAGCCCTCCTCGCAGGGCAAGCGGGTCGCGTTCGACGGTCCCGGCCGGAGGGTCATCGACGGTCCGTTCGCCGAGACGCGCGAGCTGGTCGCCGGCTACTGGCTCTGGGAGGTCAGGGACATGGACGAGGCGGTCGCCTGGGTGAAGCGCTGCCCCAATCCGATGCCGGGACCGAGCGAGATCGAGATCCGGCCGCTGTACGAACTCGCCGACATCATCGAGGTCGTGACGCCGACGCCCGAGGTCCGGGAGCTTCATGAGCAGACCCGGCAGAGGCTCGCCGGCAGCTGAGACGTCCGGGCGCAGTTCGCTTGCCTACGATGTCACCTTGGCTGACAAGGCGGAATGGCGCAAAGCCAGACCCACAGGGTGATCGAGGCGATCTTCCGCATCGAGCGGGCCAGGCTCATCGGCGGCCTGGCCCGCGTCGTCCACGACGTCGATCGTGCGGAGGAGCTGGCTCAGGACGCCCTGGTCGTCGCTCTGTCCGACTGGCCCAGGGTCGGCGTCCCGGCCAATCCGGGCGCCTGGCTGATGACGACCGCCAAGCGCCGCGCCATTGACGCGCTGCGCCGCGACAAGATGCGCGCGCGCAAGCACGACCAGATCGCGCAGGAATGGGTCGGCCTTGTCGACAACGCGGCCGAGGGGATCGAGGCGGCCATCGATGACGATCTCGGCGACGAACTGCTGGGTCTCATCTTCACGGTCTGCCACCCCATGATTTCTGCCGACGCCCGCGCGGCGCTCACGCTGAGGATCGTGGGCGGACTGACGACGGACGAGATCGCCCGTGCCTTCCTCACGAGCGAGGCGACGATCGCCCAGCGCATCGTCCGCGCCAAGCGGACCATCGCGAAGGCCGATCTGAGCTTCGAGGTGCCGCGCGGCGCCGAGCGTGCGGCGCGGCTCGCCTCGGTGCTGGAGGTTATCTACCTCGTCTTCAACGAGGGCTACGCCGCGACAGCGGGCGACGATCTGGTCCGGACGGACCTCTGCCGCGAAGCGCAGCGGCTCGGCCGCATCCTGGCCGGGCTGATGCCCAACGATGCCGACGTGCTTGGCCTGCTGGCCCTGATGGAGATCCAGGCCTCGCGTCTGGCGGCGCGCACGGGTCCGGACGGCACCCTGATACCGCTGACCGAGCAGAACCGGGCGCGCTGGAACCAGCTTCTGATCCGCCGCGGCCTCGACGCGCTTGCTCGTGCCGAGGCGCTCGGGGGCGACGGTCCCTACGTCCTGCAGGCCGCGCTCGCCGCCTGCCATGCGCGTGCGCGAAAGGCGGCCGATACCGACTGGGCGCGCATCGCGGGGCTCTACGACCGGCTGCGCGCCGTGATGCCCTCGCCGGTGGTCGATCTCAATCGCGCTGTTGCGCACGGCATGGCCTTCAGCCCCGAAGCCGGCCTGCGTCTGGTCGACGAGATCGTTGACGACCCCGTGCTTCGCAACTACGCGCCGTTGCCGGCCGCAAGAGGCGATTTGCTGTTTCGCTGTGGCCGACTGGCCGAGGCTCGGTCCGAGTTCGAGGCGGCGGCCAGGCTCACGCGCAACGAGCGGGAAAGGCACTTTCTCCTCGTCCGCGCAGACGCATGTAATTGATGCACCCTGGGTGGCTGCGGAAGACGAAGGTTGGCTGTTGGGAACTTGCTACGTTCATGCGGTCTCAGCCGGGGAGCGGGCCATGTTGCTGTCGGCTGCAGTTGCGGGCGTGAATCCCTCATGACGGGCCGCATGGAGACGAGATGCACTTGAACCGCCTATGGCACGCGATCGCAGTTCTGCTGCTCGGCGCGAACCCGTCGCCAGCTGGCCACGACGACATTCCTGATCCGCCGCCGCTCTCGGTTTCGCAGCCTATGCCGACGGACCTCCGGCTCGACCCCGCGTCGGTGACAGTCTCCGGCCTCTCGTCCGGCGGGTTCTTCGCCCACCAGTTCCACATAGCCTTCTCCCAGACCGTGGCGGGCGCCGGCATCCTCGCCGGCGGCCCCTATGGCTGCGTGGAGGTCATCAAGAACCCGTTCTGGCCGTTCTGGAAGCTGGACCGTACCTCCGCGGCGGTGGTCGCCTGCACGCATTACTTCGGAGACCGCTACTGGGGTCTTCGTCCCAACCCTCCGCGTGCCGAGGACGTCCGGAAACTGATTGAGGCCGCACACCAGGACGGGGAGATCGACGATCCTGCGCATGTCGCCGACGATCGGGTGTGGCTGTTCCGCGGGGAGCTCGATGCGGTGGTTCCGGCCGCAGTCGCCGGCAGCCTCGCCGATCTCTATCGCCTTCTCGGCGTGGATGCTGGGGCGCTCGACATCGAGCCTGGGAATCCACCCCGCCCGGCCAACCATGGCATCCCGGTCAAGAGCTTCGCCGCCGACAGTCGGTTCGAGCGGGTGGATTGCGCCGAGCACGCGCCGCCCTTCGTGATCGAGTGCGGCTTCGACGCAGCCGAGAGGCTGCTCCGGCATCTTTATCCTGACGGCTTTGTCCAGGACCCGGTCGATCCCCACGACGCGGGCAGCCTCCTCGCCTTCGACCAGGCCGAGTTCTTCCAGCCGTCGCCGTCAGCTGGCCTGAGCGGCGCCGGCTACATCTACATTCCAGACGTTTGCCGATCCGAGGAATGCCGGCTGCATGTCGCGTTCCACGGCTGTCGACAGAATGCGGACGCGCGAGGTGACGAGCGGGTCCACGACGATTTCGTTCGTGACGCGGGCTACAATCGCTGGGCGGCGGCGAACCGGATTGTCGTCCTTTACCCGCAGGCGACTGAAGCACCAGGCAATCCCAGAGGGTGCTGGGACTTCTGGGGCTACAGCGGCGACAGATGGCGAACGCGCAACGGCGTCCAGATGCAAGCCGTGAGGTCCATGGTCGAGCGACTGCTCGAACAGCAGGGCCAGCGCCAGTCCAGCCCGGAACCGTCGCCGTCGACCTTCACCCGTTGAGGATCGGCCGCAGCCAGCTGCGGCACAGCCAACGATAGACGCTGCACCCAGCCGTGCAGGACGGCGGAATGTCGTCTTCGGCCGTCAGATATGGGATCCCTACATGGCTACCCTCGTCCTCGGCGCGGCCGGCGCCGCCATTGGCGGTTCGATCGGCGGCGCGATCCTCGGCGTGAGCGCCGCGACCATTGGCGGCTTCATCGGCTCGACCATCGGCTCGGTCGTCGACAGCTGGATCATCTCGTCGCTGGCGCCCACGCAGCGCATCGAGGGCGCGCGGCTCGACACGCTGCGCATCACCTCGGCCACCGAGGGCGCGGTGATCCCGCGGCTCTACGGCCGGATGCGGATGGGCGGCAACATCATCTGGGCGACGGATTTCCGCGAGGAGACCAGGACCACCACACAGGGCGGCGGCAAGGGTGGCGGGGGCGGCAAGGTCAGGACGACCGAGTATCTCTACTACGCGAGCTTCGCCGTTGCCTTGTGCGAAGGCCCGATCACCGGCATCGGCCGCGTCTGGGCCGACGGCAAGCCGATGGACCTCTCCGGCGTCACCTGGCGCTGGTATTCTGGAGACGAGGCGCAGACCGCCGATCCGTTCATCACCGCGAAGATGGGCGCGGCCAGCACGCCCGCCTATCGCGGCACGGCCTATGTGGTCTTCGAGGAACTGGCGCTCTCGAACTACGGCAACCGCCTGCCGCAGCTTTCCTTCGAGGTGTTCCGGCCGCTCGCCGACCCCGACACCGCCGAGGGGCTGACCCGCGCCGTCACCATGATCCCGGCCTCGGGCGAGTTCACCTACGCGACGCAGGCGATCCGCAAGACCGATGGCGGCGCAACGCAGGCGGAGAACCTGAACGCGCTGCCGGATGCCACCGACATGGTGGTGGCGCTGGACCGGCTGCAGGCGATGGCGCCTGCGGTCGAGAGCGTCAGCCTCGTCGTCGCCTGGTTCGGCGACGATCTGCGCGCGGGATCGTGCAAGGTGCGGCCTGGCGTCGAGGTGTCGGCCAAGTCGACCACGCCCGCCAGCTGGTCGGTCAATGGTGTCAGCCGTGCCAACGCCGTCCTCGTCAGCCGCGACGACCAGGACCGCCCGGTCTATGGCGGCACGCCGTCGGACTTCGCGGTGGTGCAGGCGATCCAGGAGATGAAGGCGCGCGGGCTGCGGGTCACCTTCTATCCCTTCATCCTGATGGACGTGCCGCCCGGCAACACGCTGCCGAACCCCTATTCCGACAACGCCGCCGAGACCGGCCAGCCCGCGTTCCCCTGGCGGGGGCGGATCACGTGTTCGCCTGCCGCTGGTTTCGCGGGGACGGTGGACAAAACCGCCACTGCGGCCGCGCAGGTCGCGGCGCTGTTCGGCGCGGCAACGCCCGCCAGCTTCAGCGTTTCGGGTCAGTCGGTTTCGTGGACCGGGGCGCCGGGCGACTGGGGCCTGCGCCGCATGGTGCTGCACTACGCGCATCTCTGCGCGGCGGCGGGCGGTGTCGATGCCTTCCTCATCGGCACCGAGATGCCGGGGCTGACGACCATCCGCTCGGGGCCATCCAGCTATCCGGCGGTGCAGGACTATCGGGATCTGCTCGCGGATGTGCGCTCGATCCTCGGGTCCGGCACCAAGATCGGCTACGCTGCCGACTGGAGCGAGTATTTTGGCCATCAGCCGGGTGACGGCTCGGGCGACGTGTTCTTTCATCTCGATCCGCTCTGGGCCGATCCGGAGATCGATTTCGTCGGGATCGACAACTACATGCCGCTTTCCGACTGGCGGGACGGCTTCGACCATGCAGACGCGGCCGAGGGCTGGCCCGCGATTTACGACCGGGGATACCTGCAGACGAACATCGCGGGCGGTGAAGGCTTCGACTGGTTCTATGCCAGCGCGGCCGCCCGCACTGCGCAGGTTCGCACCCCGATCACCGATGGTGCCGCCGGCAAGCCATGGGTGTTCCGCTACAAGGACCTGCGCGCCTGGTGGTCGAACGCGCACTACGACCGCCCAGGCGGGGTGGAGAGCGGAACGCCGACCGCGTGGGCGCCGCAGTCCAAGCCGATCTGGTTCACCGAACTCGGCTGTCCCGCCATCGACCGGGGCACCAACCAGCCCAACGTCTTCTTTGACCCGAAGTCCTCGGAGAGCTTCACGCCGCATTTCTCGCGGGGCTGGCGCGACGATGCGATCCAGCGCGCCTATCTCGAGGCGACGTATCTCTGGTGGGGCGAGGCCGCGCACAACCCGGTGTCCTCGGTCTACGGCGGCCGGATGGTGCATGTCCCCGAATGCGCCGCCTGGACCTGGGACGCACGGCCGTACCCGTTCTTCCCGGCGCTGACCGACGTCTGGACGGACGGGGCGAACTGGCGGCTCGGTCACTGGCTTACGGGTCGCCTCGGGGCGGTGTCGCTCGCGGCACTCGTCCGCCACCTCTGCCTGCGCGCCGGGCTGCCCGAGTCCCGGATCGACGTCTCCGGCCTCTGGGGCGCGGTCGAAGGCTACGCCATCACGGCGCTCGAAAGCCCGCGCGCCTCGATCACCACGCTGTCGCGGCATTTCGGGTTCGACGCGGTGGAGACCGAGGGCGTGATCCGCTTCGTCATGCGCGGGCGGGCCTCCGTCGCCACCCTCTCACCCGACGATCTGGTGGCCGCCCGCGAGGGCGACGTGCTGGAACTGACCCGCGGCCAGGAGACCGAACTGCCGCAGGCGCTGAAGTGGCAGGTCGCGCGCGCCGACGAGGACTACGACGCGGCCCTCGTCGAGGCGCGGCGCATCACCGTGGACACGACGCGGATTGCCTCCGAGTCCTTCCCGATGGCCGTGCCGCCCGAGGAGGCCGAGCGCCGCTGCCGCCGTGCGCTGATGGAGGCGTGGGTGGGGCGCGAGACGGCGGCGTTCCGTCTTCCACCCTCTCGCCTGGCGCTGGATCCGGCCGACCCAATCCGGCTGGAGCATGACGGGCGGCTCGTCGATCTGCGGTTCGTCTCCATCGCCGACGCGGAGGCGCGCGGCATCGAGGCGGTCCGCCAGGACCGCGCGACCTACGACCTGCCCCCCGGCGATCCCCGCGCGGCGTCGCTGACGCGGGCCGTGGTGTTCGGCGCGCCGGATGCGGTGCTGATGGACCTGCCGCAGCTGACCGAGGATCAGCCCGCGCATCGGCCGTTTGTCGCGGCGCACGCCGTTCCCTGGCCCGGCGAGATGGCGGTGTTCCGCAGCCCCTCCACGGATGGCTTTGAGCTGCTGAACACGTTCGGCAGCCGCGCACGGATCGGCACACTGGTCCCGGACTTCTTTGCGGGACCGACGTCGCGCTTCGACCTCGGCAACGCGCTGGTGGTCGATCTGCTCACCGGCACGCTGGAGAGCGTCACGGACCTGACCCTGTTCGGCGGGGCCAACGCGCTGGCCATCGAGAGCGCGCCCGGCGTGTGGGAGATCGTTCAGGCGGGCGCGGCGGAACTGCTGGCGCCCGGCCGGTATCGCCTGACCCGGCTCCTGCGCGGCCAGCGCGGCACCGAAGGTGCGATGGGCAACCCGGCACCTGCAGGCGCACGCGTGGTGGTGCTGGACGATAGTCTCGCATCTCTGCCGATCGCTGAGGCCGATCTCGGCATCCCGTGGAACTGGCGCATCGGCCCGGCGAGCCGCCCCGTCAGCGACGAAACCTATGTAGAGCAGGCCTTCACGCCCACGGGCGCCGGGCTTCGGTCGTTCTCGGTCGCTCATGTCGAGCAGCCGTGGCGCACACCGCGCACGCCCGGCGATCTGACCATCCGCTGGACGCGCCGGTCGCGCGCCTTGGTCGCCGACAACTGGGGCGGGCTCGAGGTGCCGCTGGCCGAGGAACTCGAAGTCTACGAGGTCGAGATCCTCGACGGCCCTGCTGTGAAGCGCGTGCTGAGCACGGCGACGACCAGCGCGGTCTACACGGCCGCGCAGCAGACCGCCGACTGGGGCGCGCCGCTCGCCCCCGGCGACACGCTCGTTATCCGCATCTCCCAGCTCTCCGCCCTCGTCGGGCGGGGCGCGCCCAAGACCGTCACGCTGACACTCTGAAGGCCATCCCATGTCCGACGCCACGACCCATCTCCTGCTGCCCTACATCCTGGCGGCGCAGGCCCAGAAGCATGTCACCCACAACGAGGCGCTGCGGATCCTCGACGGGCTCGTGCAGCTCTCCGTTCTCGACCGGGACCTGACCGCGCCGCCCGGTAGCCCCGCTGATGGTGACCGCTACATCGTCGGCTCGGGCGCGACGGGCGACTGGGCGGGCTGGGACCTGAACGTGGCGGTCTGGACCGACGGCGCCTGGCTGCGTCTGCCGCCACGCTCGGGATGGCGGGCATGGGTCGAGGACGAGAGCATGCTTCTGGTCTGGACCGGCGCGACCTGGCAGACGGTCGGCGCGCCCAGCGATGTCTCGGACGCCGTCTTCAGCCTCGTGAACGACGCCGATCCGACCAGGAAGGCCGTGTTCTCGCTCTCCGGGATCAGCACCAGCACGACGCGCAGCTTCACCCTGCCGAACACCTCTTCGGAACTGGCGATCCTCGCCGGCACCCAGACCTTCACCGGCAACAAGACCTTTTCCGGCACCCTCACGGCCTCGGGCACCGTCACCGTCTCGGCGGCTTCGGCCAGCATCGGCACGGCAACGGGTACCGCCACTTACGCCATGGGGTCGGGCGCCACGGCCTCCGGCGCCACCAAGACGGTGAACCTTGGCACCGGTGGCGCGCCCGGGTCGACGACGGTCATCAACATCGGCTCGGCGACGGCCGGTGCAGGCGGGACCACGGTGATCAACACGCCCACCGTCACCTTCGCCAATGCCGTCACGCAGGTCGGGATGTCGCAGGCCAACCTCACGGCCCAGCTGCTGGGCCTCGGCGGGGCCACGGCCGACGACTACAATCGCCTGTCGGTCAATACGCCGGCCGTGCTGCTGAACAACGCCGGAGCCGGGGTGGAGGCAACGGTCAACAAGGCCGGCACCGGCAACGACGCGGCCTTCGCCTTCAAGACCGGGTTTTCGGCACGGGCTCTGGTGGGGCTTCTGGGCAGTGACGATTTCAGCGTCAAGGTCAGCCCGGATGGATCGGCATTCCATGACGCCCTGAAGATCGACCGCACCAGCGGTCAGGTCGAACTGCCGCAACCCACGATCCTGCCGGGGCTGAGTGCGGCCCCGATCCCGCCGCCTTCGGGCAAGGCCGCCGTCTATGCCCGCAACCGCGCGGGCGCCCCCTGGATCGACGTCATGCGGCCTTCGGGCCGGGACTTCCCGCTGCAGCCGCATTTCGGGGTGAACCGCATCGCCAACTGGTCGCCCTCGACCAACACCGCGATCAACACCGAAGGCCTGCCGATCACCTCGGTCGGCACCGTCTCCACTCCGGCGCTTGCCGCCACCAGCCTTGCCACCTCGATGCGGCGCTGGCGTCTGACCTCGGCCGCGGTGGTTGACTCGGTCGCCGACCAGCGCTCCGCGGGCTGGGCCTGCTGGCGCGGCAATGCGGCGGGTCTCGGGGGCTGGACGTTTGTCACGCGGCTCTCGCTGACGACCCTGCAGGCCACCGGCATGGGCTTCTTCGGCCTTTACGGCTCCACCGCCGCGCTGGCCATCACGCTGACGCTGGCCACGGTCGTCAACTGCATCGGCATCGGCTTCCAGCGCGGGACGCACGCCAACTGGCAACTGGTGGCGAATGACGCCACCGGCGCGCCCACCCTGACCGACATGGGCGCCGCATTCGCGGTCGCAACCGGCGGCGTTCTGACGCTGTTCATCGCCGCCGCGCCAAACGCTGCATCGGTTTGGGTCAGGCTCGTCAACGAGGTCACCGGCGCTGTCTTCGAGCAGGAGATCGCCGCCGATCTGCCCGCCGCGACCCAGTTCCTCTCGCCCCGGCTTTACCTGAACAACGGGGCGACCGCGGCCGCCGTCGCCTACGACTGCTCCGGGGTGTATGTGGAGACGGATTTCTGA